ACAAGGTTCAGTGGCAAGTTTTGAAACTGACTTAACCGAAGATTTAATTGAGGTTGTTTGCGATATTCAGTATAGTCAGGCAAGCGGTACACCAAGTCCGTCAAACCCGTTGCCTATTACAGTTTATAATGCCCTTAATTTAAATCATAGCGGTGCAGATACGAGCAACCCGACTGTTTATAATATTCCGTTTGGTCAGAATGTTGCTAAAGGTACGTTGAATGTATCAACGGGTGTTTTGACTATTACCGACAAAGTTGTCGATATGGGTTCGTTATATTGGAGCTCATTTACATTTGGTAGTAATAGCGGTTTCCGTGCTAATCTTTCAGACGGCGAGGCTATTGGTGGGGCGAGCGGTATAGGTAATGCGGCTTGTTCTGTATTTCCTATTGTCAATAATGGTGCGTTAAGTGCGAGTGGTGCCGATATGATTATGGCGGTTGGTGCTTATTGGACTGTGGGTTGTAATGCCTATGTTCTTGACAGTGATTATACAACGGCAAGCGACTTCAAAACGGGAATGTCAGGCAATCAGATTGTTTATAAATTGGCACAACCACAAGTCATACAGTTATCTGCAACACAGATAACTGCATTACTAAACGAAAACAATATTTGGTGTGACACTAATGGTGATACGAAAGTTAAATATATCCTGTCAGTGGGCAAATTGATAAGTTAAGGTGGTGAATGTATGACAGAACTAATTGCAATTCTTATACCTTGCTTTATGATTATTTTTCAGATTGTCGGTATGACATTTTTGTATTTCATACCTAACAAGTCAATCATAAAAGGGTTGAAAGAGTGGTGGCAATACTAATTCGGCAAAATTGAAGTTATGTTGAATAACGAAAGGAGTTAAAAATGGGTCGTATAAAGATAAAAGATGATTATGTGAGAGAAACATTCGGTGAACTTAAAATGCGTCAATTAAAAGGTCATGTTCGACTTGAATTACATAATTGTCGTACAGGCAAGACAATCGTACACGAAGGCGATAATACAGTTACATATGCGGTTCGTGATATTCTTGCAAATAATGTTATGTCCGCACTTAATGTTGGCTCACTTGCACCATTATGGTCAACCTGGTATGGCGGAATACTCTGTTATAAGCAAGCACACCCTCTTGTAAATAATGCGTTAGACCCCTCTGATTACTTCATTCGTGGTAATGACATTCAAGAGTTGACGGCTCACGCTGGTCCTACCGCTCCGTCAGATTATGCAGATGATAAAAAAAGAGGCTCACCGAACACGGCTCAACAAGTCTTTACCGAGAACTCTGTTAAGCAAGGTTGGGAGTGGGGTTCTACACAAGGCAACGGCAAAATTTTGTCATTATCTCTTACGCACAAAGATGTTGGTAATGCAGGAACAGGTGCGGTAAGTAACGCATTTGCAAATTTTGAGCCTTTTGCACCTATAAGTGAGGGACTTTCTAATCTCTTTGTTGCGGTCAACTCGGCAAATAACATCTTTTGTCAATATGATGAGAGCCACGGCTTATGGTTCCATATTGGAGATGCAAGTGAATTTTATTCAGGACATACTAACTTTGCAACGAAAAAACTCACGGTTATCATTCGTAAGTTGCCTTATAAGAGAGTCGGCTTATACGATACAGAAAACGCCGATACAACTTATCAGAGAAGTTTTGTTATCGACCTCACAAATAATCTATACTTACAACCAGCGTGGTATTTTGATTACGATAATAAGAAGTTGTGGATATTTAATAATGTAACTTCTGTAATGAGCGGAAGTGAGAGTTATAGTGCCGCTGACATTAACTATGCGGTTATTGATTGCGAAAATGAAGAACTTGACAGTGAGGGTACAGTAACAAGTGATACATCTAATATTGCCCCGCTTGCTATGTGCCATGTTCCGCAATCAGGTTGGAAAGATATGTATATTAGTGGCAATATCTTGAAGATTGATAATTATTTCTGTTTCCCTACAACAAGTGGAGTTTCTTGGGGTAATGCGTCTGATAGAGATTTCGGTCAAAATGTAAATGGCATAAAGCAAATCAACTTTAGCGATACATCAGACCAACATACTCTTGCGACATTTAATGCCTCTCAAAAACACTTTAGATGTGCTATGACAGGCGGCGGCATTATCATTAATGGTGGTAGAGTTGTAAACGGTGGTGTTGGTTATACTTGTGCTAATAATTATCTTCTTGATTTCTCAAATAGCACAGGTTATAACACATTTGCGGGAACTTGGGCATTTAGTACCCCTAACAGAATTTCGAGTTATGTTGTACCTATTGGTGCTGGCGACCATTCTACTCCAACATCTTTGAGCAGATATATCCTCGCTAACAAAATGGTAAATACAACCTTGTTTAATCTTGAGCACGAAGAAACAAAGGACGCAACTCAGTCAATGACAGTCACATATACACTCACAGAACAAGCCGCAGAATGATATACTATAAGTAAGAAAGGTGGTGGTGAGTATGAAAGAGATTGTTGCATTAGTATTGGGGAGCGGTGCGTTGTTCTCGTTCATTCAATATATGCTCACTCGTATGGACAACAAAAAGAATATCGAGAAGAAGATAGATGAACTGGACGAGCGTTCAGAAAGACGCTTTAAGGAAACGAATGATAAGATAGACCGCAATCAAGCGGTACTGTGTCGTACTCATATCTTGCGATTTGCAGATGAACAAAGGTCAGGAACAGTTCATCACTCAAAGGAGTATTTTGAACAACAGATACAAGACATAGACACCTATGAGAAGTATTGTGAACTTCACCCCGACTTTCGTAATGGTTTAACAGTAATGGCAAGTCAATATATCAAAGAAGAATATAAGAGGATATACCTTAACAATGATTGAATTGACCATAGATTATGAGATACTTACAGTTATTGCAACGATGATATTTGTTATCGTACTAAGTGGTGGTGCAATATTTATGTTATACACAGAAAGAAAGGAGAACAAAAAATGACAGAGATTGTAACTGTTCCTGTAATCGTAGGTTTTTGTTATCTCGTAGGCTTTATTATTAAGTTATTCAAAAACGACAAACTTGATAATTTCATTCCTGGCATTTGTGCGATAATCGGACTTATTTTAGGTCTTGTATCATTCTATACAATTCCTAATCTCATACCCGCTGATAATTGGCTTACTGCAAGTGTTATTGGTGGATTTTCTGGTCTTGCCGCAACTGGTGTAAATCAAGTTGTCAAAAAGTTTAAGACACTTATAACTAATTGATGGAGGAACAATGTATGGCAAGTTTATTCAGAAAACCTTGTGCTGACACAATGCGTGAAGATGGAGAAAGTGGTTATCAATCTAATGGCTATTGGAATAAGTACGCAGAGCGACTTGACCAGTGCGACTTTTTCACAGGTTGTGGAAAGAAGAATGGTGCAGTAGATTTCTGTGCTATTGCATATTGCTATTGGCTCTTTGTGAATGTAATTACCGATGATGGTGATATTACTGATGATGATAGAAAATGGGCAACACACTGGTTTATGTATCAATCAGACAGTTGTTGTACAGCCGCTGGTTGTGAGCAACAAGTACAGGTTTATAAAGATAATGGTGCTTGGTTCACAGACCCACAAGACCTTGTTGTAGGAGACCAAATCTTCTTCTGGAAATGGGACGAAGATAAGGGCAGAATGGTTTATTATCATACTGGTGGTTGCTATGATTGGGACGACGAAGGTGTTTACGTTACAGAGGCAAACACAAATGGTGGAAAGACACAAAACAAGTTCTATCCCTATTCGGAGTTTGGTAACAAGATAGCAGGTTTCGGTCACCCTCGTTTTGATGGCTATGAACTTACTGCAAGTGATGATACAATCAATCAGCCTATTCCTGACCCAGAGCCTACACCAAGTGCTGATTACACGAAATATACAGTCAATGTTGGCTCATTCCTCAATATCAGAACTGGACCGAGTACAGACAACGATAAGATTGGGGAACTTCTTGACGGTGCAACTGTCTATGTCTTTGAGATTGAAGATGGTTGGGGTCGTATTGGAGATAATATGTGGGTTTGTATGGACTATCTTGATTGATAGACTATGAGTTTTCCGATATACGATTTCGTTGAGAGCGAGTTAGAGAAATTTCGTAAAGAGTGTAATTTTAGTGCAGATGAAATGGAATACTTCAATCTTCGTGCCAAACATTACACTAATCTTCAAATCGCTATTCAGATGAATGTGTCAGAGGGAAAGGTAAACAAACTTGCAAAGTCTGTAAAGACAAAGATAAAAAGAGTGCTATAATTATAGTGTGTTGAGACGCTATTATATAGCATAGAGAACCGCCCACGCCTCTTAACAATGCGTACCACGGGCGGTCTTTAATTTTCGTAGAGTTTTCGTGCAATTTTTAGAGAGTAATCGTAGAAATACGGTTACTCTTTTCTTTGTATGATGAAGTCAGAAAAACACGAAAGGAGTTAATCAAAATGATAGACATTGGTCCGTTATTAACTGATTGCCCGTTTCGTGCTTTTTGCATTTTAGCGAGAGGAGCACAAAATTATGAACCAGTTTCCATACTCTTACAATCAGATGTATCAACGCCCGCAGACGAACGGAATAACTTGGGTACAAGGCATAGAGGGTGCGAAAGCATTTCAGATGGCACCGAACAGTAACACTATCTTAATGGATAGTGAGAATGACGGAAGATTTTATATCAAGGTTAGTGACAATGTAGGAATGTGTAATCTTCGCACATTCAGTTATAAAGAAGTAACTGAAAATCACGCACCACAAGTTGATATGTCAAATTATGTCACCAAAGAAGAATTAGAAAACGCATTAAGGAGTATTAAGTATGAACCAACTGTATCAACAAATGCAAAGTCAACAAGTGCAAAACAATCTAACCAACAACCCTCAACTTCAAAGAGTTATGCAGATGGTCAAAGCAAGCAATATGACACCTAAAGAATATTTTTATGCTCTCGCAAGACAAAAGGGCGTAGACCCTAATTCGATATTAAATATGTTCAAATAAAAAGATTGCGAGTAGTGCCTGAATACTCGCAATCCAACGAACAAAGAGGTAAATCTTATGTCGAAATACATCTACGCTTTTTATTATAACAAGATTTCTATATGTTGCAACAGTAGATAAATAAAATTTTAATGAAAGGAGAAATACTATGGATAATGGATTATCTGCGGCGGATGTTGCTCTGCTTAATAATGATGGTGGTATGGGCGGCTGGAACGGAATGATTTGGCTTTTTGCTATTCTCGCCCTTATGGGCGGCGGTTTCGGTAATTGGGGAAATAACGGACTTGCTAATGCAATTGGTTATGAGAACCTTGCAACTTCTAACGAAGTACAGAGAGGCTTTGACAATCAGAACCTTCAAGCACAGACCAGAGATATTCTTGCGGCAGTAAACGCAGGAACTGCACAGTCAGTAGCGGCAACAAATCAGACATTCCACGATAGCATTATGGCTAATCAGAACCTCTATAATGAGGTAGCAAGAGATATTTCAGGTCTCGCTATGGGACAGGCTGGTATTCTTGCAAAACAGAATGAGTGTTGTTGCGAAACCAAACAGATGATTATGCAGAACAACTATGATAGTGCTATGCGTGACGCCAACACAAATGCTAACTTCACGGCGCAAATTCAATCAGTTAAGGATATGATTGCACAGAACAAGATTGAAGATTTGCAGTCCAAGATTTCAGCACTTGAATTACAGGCTGCCACATCTAATGTTGTAAAGTACCCGAGTGCGTGGACTTACAATGCTGGTATGTCACCATTCTGTGGTTGTAACTGCGGAATTTAATCGAGCATAGTAGTATGCCTATTCATAGGGAGAGTGGGAAACTACTCTCCCAATTTTATACAAAGGAGAAAATTATGTTAGAAGTTTATTCACTTAATCAAACAGTGGGAAGTTTAGAGCCTATTCCGTTTACGAATGTAACACTTAAAAAGGGATGTACTGCGGAGTTATCTGGCACATCAACAATTCAACTTAACAAGTGTGGTGTATATATGATTGCATTTGATTGTAGTGCGGCTGCCTCTACTACTGTCCAACTTTACAAGAACGGTGTAGCACAAGACCAAGCACAAGGAACAGGTAGTATCATTTCATTCGTAACACTTGTTCAGGTATCAGAGAATAACACTTGTTGCCCTTGCTCTGCTCCTACAACAATTCAGATACTTAATGCAAGTGACGCAGAGGCAACTTTCACAAATGCCAATGTCACAGTAACTAAGGTAGTATGAACGAAAAAGAACAGTTATCCTTTATTGACTTACTAAGTATATTGTCCTTTTGTATAGGTGTTATGAATTTAGATTTGAATGTGTCTGCGGAAGATATAGATAATCAAACACAAACATTACTAAATGAAATTCACGGGCATTTGAAAACACAAGACAATAAATTGGATAACATTATTGAGAGATTGGAGAAATTAGAAGATGAAAAGCAAGGTAGAAAAGATGAGGCATTGTATGACAGATGAACTTGAAGGTGCTTATAAGTACGCCGAAAAGTATATCTATTATGCAAACTCTAACCCAGAATGGGCAAAGATGTATGCAGAAATGGCTAAGCAGGAATTACATCACGCAGATATGCTACACAAAATTTATCAGGACGCTTTTAATGATATGCGTTGGGTATCTGATGAAGATAAAGACGCTTGGGAAAAGTGTGTAAATCATAAGGCGGAAGTTACTGCATTAGTTGAACTGATGTTATCTAAATGATAATATTATCAAGAACATACTTTGCGTATGGTTCTGTCTTTCTAAAGCGGCGAGTAATCTTTAGGGATTGCTTGCCGTTTTCAATTATAACAGTGTTGTTGACATAATTGAAATCGTTTAGTATAATGTTCTCAACTTTGAGTAAAACACACACAGAAAGCGAGCAAGGTATATGATAAACATTAGAGTAGACGATAGTATAAAGTGTAATGGAGATTATTCATTGTTTATTACATTCGACTATAAATACGAGATAGTTGAAACCATAAAGACAATATCTCCAAGAGAATACGATAAGTCAACAAGAACTTGGGAGATACCTCTTATGCGATTAGGCGAGGTAGTAAACAAGTTATCTGATTACGACATTACAATTACAGGTAAATACATTAAACTCCAGAAAGATACTGATGTTGAGTTGCCAACAGAATTTAAGTTTAAGACAAAGCCGTATGAACATCAGATTGAGGGAGTTAAGTTTGGCTTATTACATAATAAGTGGCTACTTGGTGATGAACAAGGACTTGGTAAGACAAAGCAAGTAATAGATATTGCAGTGGCAAAGAATGTAGAGCATTGTTTAATAGTTTGTTGTGTAAACGGCTTAAAATGGAACTGGCGAAATGAAGTTCACACACATTCTGATGATAATGCGTGGATATTAGGGCAGAAAGAAACATCAAACGGATTAATTATAGGAACTAACCCAGAGCGATTAGATGATTTGAACTATATTGACAGATTGCCTCGTTTCATTATCACGAACATAGAAACTTTGAGATATAAAGTAAAGACAGGCAGAAAGATAATGAAAAGAGTAAAAGGCAGACTGAAAGAGGTTGACGAGTATCGTTTTCCGATAACAGAGAAATTACAAGAACTCTGTAAAACAGGCAAAATCAATATGATAGCCGTTGATGAATTTCATAAGTGTAAGAACCCAGACGCAGAACAGGCTCAACAGATATTGCAAGTTAGAGCGCCTATTGAAATTGCTATGACTGGTACTCCACTTATGAACGCACCGCTTGACTTGTATATGCCATTATCTTGGCTTGATTATGAGCGTCATACATTCTGGCAGTTTAAGACACATCATTGTAACTTTGGTGGTTATGGTGGTCACGAAGTTATTGGATATAAGAACCTCGAAGAAATTGAGGAAGTTCTTGATACTATGATGTTACGCAGACTTAAAAGTGAGGTGCTTGATTTGCCTGAGAAAACTCTTATCAATGAATATGTTGAAATGAGTTCGGAACAGACAGATGTATATATCAATATTCACGCATACTTACTTGAACATTCCACAGAGTTTAAGATGGCAAACAATCCTCTTGCTGAACTTATCAGATTAAGACAAGCGACAGGTAATCCATTAATCGTTTCTGATGTAACAAGTAACGCAAAGTTTGACCGAATGGAAGAACTTGTAGAGGACGCAGTAGAAAATGGACAGAAAGTAGTTATCTTTTCTAATTGGACACAGGTTACAGACCCGGCATTTGAGCGTTTATCTAAAAAGTATAAAGGTGTAATGATAACAGGTGAAACTAATTCAAATATTCGTCAAGATTTGGTAGACAGATTTCAAAATGACGATAATGTAAAATTCATCATTGGCACAATAGGTGCTATGGGTACAGGACTTACCCTTACTGCAGGAACAGTTGAAATCTTTTTAGACGAGCCGTGGAATATGGCACTTAAAGAACAAGCGATTGACCGTTGTCACAGAATTGGTCAGAACTCAAATATTACTGTATATACACTTCTTTGCAGGAATACTATTGACGAAAGAATAAATAGTCTTGTTGAAAAGAAAGGACAGATGGCTGAAATATTGATAGACGGAAAAATCGAGGGAGACAAAAACGCTCTAATTAACTACTTGTTATCATAATAAACATATATTATAATATTAAATATTTAATAAACGAAAGGAGATATAAATGGAAAGAACAATCTTGACGATAGAGCAAGTGGCAGTAACTTGTGGTGTGTCTGTTCAAACAATCAATAACTGGTACAAGTTCAAGCGTGAAAATCCTAATAATGAATACGCTAAACTTTTGCCTGAATATATGACGATTGGTGGACACGGACAAAGATTTTGGGATAAGTCCGACATAGTTGCTCTATGTGCTTTTAAGCAAAAAATGCCTAAAGGTTGTAAGGGCGTAATGGGCGCTGTAACACAACGATATGTAAAGAAGGTATGAGTATGACAGATTTAGAAAGATTGGAACAATGTGTCAAAGAATATGTTGCTGACAAAATGGAAGAAGGCCCGTTAAAAAAGAGAATTGAAGGCAATAATCTTCTTATTAAGCAACTAATGGAAACACTTAATAAAGAAAAGTATGTACTTGATAATGGTAAAAAAGTTGTGTATTCGGTTACATCTAAATCTATTACAGATGAAGAAAGATTAATTGCCGTTATAAAGAAGTATGTACCAACAAGTAAGTGCATTAAGACAAAAGAATATATAGACGGTGATGTTCTCGAGGCTGAAATGTATAAAGATGTTGACAAGCAGATGTTTACAGATGAGGCACTACAAGAAATGGGTAAGTGTACGACATATAAAGAAGTGCCTACATTAAACATCAGAAAGGCTGCAAAGGGTGAAACTAATGACGATAACGATTAGTCCTTTTGTTTTAGGTGTTTTATGCACAATCGGAGCAGAAATTTTAGCGTTTATTCTTATCTGTATATACTATGCGATAAAGAATAGTCTTAAATCACGCAGAAATGCGTCTAAATGAGCGAGGAGAATAAAATATGAATAACGATACTAAATATGAAAGCAAAGCGATTACAACGCAAATTAGAGCGACTTCCAGAGTAAGTGCAAAAATCGGTGACGATTTCTACACATTAGAGTTCTCCGAAGAAAGAACTATTCCTGATGTAGAGGGCATTGACCTTGAAAAAGAGCGTGAACTTCTGTGGGAAGATGTTAATTATTCCGTTGATACACAATTACAAGACACGATTAAATCTGTACTTGAAAGTAAGCGTAAGAAGTGATATTATAATGAGTACATACTCATAGATTTTGTTTTTGCCATAAGAACAATATCTCTTGTCGGTTATTTGGTGTGAGCATTTAACCGCTATAATTGAATAACCGACGAACTAACTTGTCGATGGAGTTCTCACACAACTCTATTGACAAGTTTTTTATTGCAAGATTTAGGAGTTATTTTATGAATAGAGATTTTAAGGGAGTGTGGATTAGCAAAGATATTTGGCTTAATCCAGATTTAGATATAACAGAAAAGGCATTATTTGCAGAGATTGATAGTTTAGACACTGAGAATGGGTGTACGGCAAGTAATAAATATTTTACAGAGTTTTTTAGAATTAGTGAGAGTACGGTAACCCGTGCTATCTCACACTTAAAAGAATTAGGGCTTATTGAGAGTTCGTTTGACGGAAAAATTAGAACTTTGAGAGTAGTCAAATTGACGAGGCAGAGTAGTCAAATTGACGAGCATATTAATACAGTTAATAGTGATATATCTAATACTCAATTAAATATTATTCAAGATAATACTAATATAACTAATAAAGAAGATACATATAAAATAAAAGGGCAAAAATTCGTGGACGATTTTAACTCAATTTGTAAGTCGTTACCAAAATGCACTCGATTAACTGTTAAACGAAGTAAGGGTATATCAAATATATTAAAGAAATATTCCTATGACGATATTTTAACTGTTTTTGAAAAGTTAGAGGAGTCAGATTTTTGTACTAATCGTGGGGGCAAAGGATGGAGAGCAGACATTGATTTCATTTTAAGAGAGGATAAGTTTGTTAGTGTTTTAGAGGGTAAGTATGATAATCAAGGTCGAAGATGTAATGTAGAAACAATATCACAGGGAAATAAGAAACATCTTTCAGCAGAAGAAAGAGAGGCGATAATTAAGAATGGAAAGAAATTCTGATTGTTGGTATAGTCGTGTGTGTAATGACGATTGTGAGCGTTGCACGACATATCCTCAGATGTTATGGCAGTTTGAAAATAGCGGATTGCCTAAGTCAAAATATAAAGTAATTGATTTGTACGCAGGCGAAGAAGATTATGACGCTTTTACACGATTAGCCGAGATACGAAAGAACATAGCAGATTTCGTTGAACAAGGAAAGAATTTATATATCTGTGGGGCAACTCCCGGAAACGGTAAGACTTCTTGGTCTATTAAGATGTTACAGACATACTTTCATTATGAGGCAGAAGGTAATTTATTTAATGTTATAGGTATGTTTGTTTCAGTACCAGATTTGCTTATTCGATTAAAAGATTTTAGTAATCCGTTAGATAACGAGTATAAAGAAAACATTAAAGCGTGTAATTTGTTAATTCTTGATGATATAGCCGTTACTGGTCTATCACAGTTTGATTATCTTCAACTGTTTACCATTATAGATAGTCGAATGTTATCAGGTAAATCTATTGTATTCACTTCAAACAATATCTCATTAAAAGATTTAGAAAAGTCTGTTGGTGAGCGTTTAGCGAGCAGAATATGGAACAACAGTGAAATAATCGAATTAAGAGGCGGTGATATGCGTGGTTGAGTTACAGATAATCTCAAAGATATTAGAAACAGGAGATTTCTCAATAATTGAGGATAATCTTATAACTGATGATTATTTCAAAGACACAGGATGGGAAGATGAGTTTTTATTCATCAAGAATTATTATCAAGAATATGGTACTGTGCCAGATAAATCAACATTCTTACACAAATTCAAAGACAGATTTAAGGGTGAGAACCCTTTAGTTGATACTGAAAGAACCAGTAATGAATATCTTGTTGATACAATCCGTGAAGAATATCAGTTTAGAAAGTTAGCACCTGTAGTAGATAAGATTGCAGACATAGCCAATACTGACGCAAATAAAGCGTGTGAGTATATGTTGCAGGCTATGAAAGATTTGCAACCGAATTATCGTTTGGGTGGTATAGATATTATTGCTAATGGTGATAAGAGATTAGAGAATTATAAGGATAGAGTTGAACATCAATCTGATTGGTATTTTTCAAGCGGTTTTCCAGAGTTAGATACTGTTACACACGGCATACAAAGAGGGGAAGAATTTATTGTTATTTTTGCCCGTATCAATCAAGGTAAATCTTGGATATTAGAAAAGATGATAACGCACATTTGGTGTCAAGGGTTTAATGTTGCGTATATATCTCCAGAAATGGGTGATGATAGTATAGGATATAGATTTGATACTTTATTTAAGGGTTATCCTAACAGAAGTTTGATGTGGGGTACATCAGAAGTAAATATCACAGAGTATGAGAACCACATTAGTACATTAAAGAATGACCATAAGAATAAATTTATTGTAGCAACTCCAGAAGATTTTAATAGAAAAATAACTGTAAGCAAGTTACGCACATTTATTAAACAACATAAGTTAGACGCAATCGCAGTAGACGGCATTAAGTATATGACAGATGAAAGAGGAAGAAGAAATGATAGTGACGCTACCGCATTAACTAATATTAGTGCCGATTTAATGTCATTATCAGTCGAATTAAAAGTGCCTATTTTAGTTGTTCATCAAGCAAACAGACAAGGTGTAATTGATAACGATAGTGAGGGTACTCCTGGTATGCACACAATAAAAGACAGTGACGGTATTGGGGCGTGTGCGTCAAAAGTATTTTCATTAAGACAAAAAGACGGTGCAGTATCTATTACTCCAGTAAAGCAGAGAAATGGCCCTGTCGGTGACACATTCAAATATCTTTGGAATATAAATATCGGTGAGTTTATATACACCGCAGATAATAAAGATTACACACCAGAAGAAAAGAAAGAACGCAGAGAACGCAAAAAGAATGGAGGTAAAGATGTATTCTAATGATGTTAACCTTACATTATGCAACAAATGTAAATCGTGTGTTGATGGAAAATGCACAGATAGTTTTGAACCCGGTGTTAGATATGCCTGTGTTAATGTGATATTTAAGGAGAACACAGATGAATATAGACGGAACAATAATTAACGCAGAACCAGAAGATATAATCACTGAGTTAAGAGCCCAGTTGGCAAAGAGCGGCATACAAAAGTTTGCGAAGATATTTGATAGTGGGGATGATTTAATGATTTGTTGCCCATATCATAAAGAAGGCCAAGAGCGTAATCCAAGTGCTGGCATTAGAAAATCTGACGGACTATTTCACTGTCTTGCTTGTGGTGAAACACACGCATTAACCGAAATGATTAGTGATTGTTTGGGATATAATAACCCAATATTAGGATATAAATGGCTGATACAGAATTTTGCAACAACAGAGGTCAGTTCTCGTGGAAAAATTATTGTTAATTATAGAAGGCTCAATAATGATAATGTGCCTGATATTAGTTCTCCAAAGATAAGTGAAGAAGAATTGGATAATTACCGATATATACACCCGTATCTGTATGAACGTGGTTTAACAGATGAAATTATAGAAAAGTTTGATATAGGGTATGACAAAGCGACTGACAGTATCACATTTCCTGTGAGAGATAATAATGGCGATTGTATGTTCGTTGCAAGACGGTCTGTTAAGACACATCACTTTGATTTGCCTAAAGGCATAACAAAACCATTATATGGTATGTATGAGTTGACACATACAAAAGGGTTCGGAGTTAAATATCCTACAAAGTTATATATCTGTGAAGGAACATTCGATTGTTTAAGATTTTGGTGTAATGATAAACTCGCAGTAGCGGGTTTTGGTTGTTTGTTTAATACATATCAGATAAAGCAAATACAAGATTTGCCGATTAGAACAGTAGTGATTGCCACAGACAACGATAAAGCAGGCTATGAGGCAAATAATAGATTGCGTAAACTATTAACAAACAAGGTAATCAAAGAAGTTATATGGCCAGAAGGTCGCAAAGACGCGGGCGAATGTACTGATGAAGAAATACAAAATCTCAAGGAGGTTCTATGATATACACTTTTTGGGAAGGGTCAATGTCTGGATACATAAAATTGTGTTTAGATACTTGGCGTCAAGAGTTTACACTTTTGAATTATGACAACCTTAATAACTACACTAACTTAGATATAAAGGCGTTACAGAATTATACCATTGCTCAAATATCCGATATTGTTCGTGTGCATATATTAAGAGATAACGGTGGATATTGGGTTGACGCAGATACTATTATGCTTACTGATTATTTGCCCGAAGAAAATATGATAGGTATGCCATCAGATAGAACTGCACATTGTGGGTATCTTCATTTTGATAAGAACGCTACTATGCTAAAAGAGTGGGCAGAAAAGCAAGATATGATTATCAGTTCAGGTAGCACGGGTGAATGGGACTTATTTGCAAACTCTCTTTCTGACCCGCTTGTTAAGAAGTATGATGAAGTTACCATAAAAGACAGGCAATTATATTTTCCCGAAAGTTATATGTCTATTGAAAATAATCCATATTGTCAATACAGAGATTTTTATTTTGATAATCATTATCAAGTATCGGATATAAAGCCGACTGAACTGCTTATGTTACACAATTCTTGGACACCATCTTGGTATAAAGATTTAAGTGAGATAGAGGTACTAACTAAAACAAGAACAATGTCAAATATATTAAAGGAGGTTTTATGAGATACATAATTATGTGTGGTGGCAAGTATCATCAATGGAAAAAACCGAGACAACTCACACGAATATTTGGTGAAACACTTATTGAGCGTACAACTCGATTATTGAAGATGTGTGGAGTTAGTGGTCACGATATTTGGGTTAGTACATCTAATGCAGAAATGGTGCGTTCAATATTGCAAGAAGTGCCACATACACACATTGTGGTACACAATAATCCTTTTGAAGTGATTAGTCCGAGTATTATTACTGGATATTGGTGTGACTGTTTTTATCCAATGACAGAGCCGTGTACTTATATAATGGGTGATGTTGTATTTTCAGAAAAAGCCATAGAAACGATTGTTAAGACAGAAACTACCGATATTGAGTTTTTTGCGTCAGCGCCGCCATTTACTAAACAGTATTCAAAAGAGTGGGCAGAGCCTTTTGCTTTTAAGGTATTTGACCAAGAACACTTGAAGTCTGCACAACTCAAAACAAAACAATTATGGGATGAACACAAATTTAATCGACACCCTATTGCGTGGGAGTTTTGGCAAGTAGTGAAAGATACACCACTAAATCAGATAGATTATACTAATTACACAGTTATTAATGATTATACCTGTGACATAGATAAGCCAGAAGATATTAAATACTTTGAAGGAGTAATGTAATGATTAGGCGCAGAGTAGTTGAGTGTGATGTTTGTGGGGAAGAAGTTGGGGCTAATTCATATAAGATAATCAGAGCAAAGGATATATTAAATTGTTGGGATGACCCTGTATTTGTTTTTTCAGATAAGTATATTCTTTGTGGAGATTGTGAGTATCGGATTAAACGCATAACAAAACGAATGAAAAATATTATAAATACTAAAGAGAAAGGAAAACGCTAATGGCATACTATTTAATTCATACTTGCAACCAACGATTTTGGTATGTAAAAGAGTATTTAATCCCGTCTATGATGTTACAAGGCATTCCAGCAGATAATATATTTGTCTATCGGGATTATAACGAGATTGGAAATCTAAGGGCATTCATTGATAGTTGTAATAAGAATGTTCAACAGTGCGAGAAGAATGGCATTAGCGGAGTTTGGCACTTACAAGATGATATAATTGTCAGTAATGACTTTGCACAAAAGACACAGTTATATGATAACGGATTAGTTTGTGGGTTTACTTGTGCTTACGATAAACAACCAGAAGAGGGTTTCTTTCAGTTATATCAACAAAAGATGTGGTATAGTTTTCCGTGTATGCGAATACCAACAAGCGTGTTAAGAGCGTTCGTTGATTGGGCAAATGTAAATCTATGGCAAAGTAAATATTTTAAGTCGTGGGTTAAGAGAAACAAAGCAGATGATATGATTTTCAAAGAATGGCTATATGATAACTATCCAGATATGACACATCATAATCTTGCCCCAAACATTGTAAATCACATTGATAAGTATTTAGGTGGTTCTGTTGTAAATACACAAAGAGATAAAGACCAAGATACTATGTCAATCTTTTGGGAAGACAACGGAGAGTTACAGAATGTAATGAAGTTCTTGCTTGACAGAAAACAGAATATTTAGTATAATGTTTATAGTTTCATAAGAAACAAAACAGTAAAACAGTATAAAGGAGACAGTTTATGGGCAGATTAACAGGCGACAACATTGAACAGTTTAGGAGTTACTCAGGTGACGGTTCAAACAACAGACGCAAATTTTTATCTCTTAAAGATAAGGGTTCAACCGCAAGAGGTAGAATTGTTTGTGAGAAAGCAGAAGATGTTGAGTGCTATGTAGTTCACAGAGTAAAAGTTGGTGACTACGAAAGAGAAGTAAATTGCTTGTATGAGCAGGGCGGTTCTATCGAAGATTGTCCGTTCTGCAAAGCAAAGTTAGACAGGTCAGCAAAGATTTATATCCCATTCTTTGACGAGGCAGATGGAGAAATTAAGATTTTTGAAAGACCTAACAGTTTTTACAGTAAGATTTCAAGTTATTGTTCCCGTTTCGCACCTATCGTTTCGTATGATATAGAGATTGTACGCAATCACGAAAAGGACAGTAAGAAACCCGATTTTGATATTTTCCCTGGTAAGTCAGATGGAGCAACTGTTGAGGATATTCTGGATGACGCAGGTGTTGAAGAATTGCCAAAGATTTTAGGTGTATATGTTCTTGACAAAACCGCAGATGATATGGAATATTATCTCGAACACAACGAGTTTCCAGAAACAAGAAGTGAAGATACTCCTATAAGACGAGGAAGTTCATCAGAAGAAGAAAGACCCCGTAGAAGAGGACGCAGTGGAGATAGGTTCTAATGTCACAGTTGTCTTTGTTCGGCGATAGGTTTGACAAAGAAACCGATTTAGAAATCGCAAAACAATCTAAACAGAAGTCCAAGAGAAATGCCGTTACTGTAAAAGGTAACGGCATACTTGACAAGATAGCAATTATTAGGAACAATGTCGAGAACGCACTTGGCAAATATAAAGACAGATATGTTTGTATTCAAGATATGGACACTTTGCGTAAATACATTGATACCTGTTTAGATGATGGCAGAATTGCATTAGATACAGAAACGACAGGACTTAATGTATTCAAAGATAAGATAGTTGGTATATGTCTTAAATCAAAGAGCAATAAAGGAGCATACATACCAATTAACCATGTTTCATATAACATAGCAGATAATACATTTACTCGTATTGATACCCAATTAACGATTGAGCAAGTAAGGCCTGAATTGAAAAGACTTGCCGAAAATATCAAAGAGGTTGATATGTTTAACTCATTCTTTGATAAGAGAGTAATCAAGCACAATTTTGGGCTTTACTTCCCTTGTACTTGGGAGTGTTCTATCGGAGCAAAGATACTTAATGAGAATATGAACGAGAAGGACTATAACTTAAAGTTCCAACATTCTTACTATGTTCTTAACGGCGAGGAAGACGAGTTTAGATTTGGTGATTTGTTTAATGATATAGGGTTTGATAAATGTCCTATTGATTGTGCGACCATATATGGTGGGCATGACGCCGATGATACATTTGAGTTGTCAGATTTTCAGCGTGAGCATATCTATTATGAGCCGGATTGCACATTTGCAGATAGAAACGGAATGAATGGTGCGTCTTGGTGTTTCTTTAACATTGAAATGCCGTGTGTTGACGCAACAATCGAACTTGAAGAAAACGGCATAGCACTTGACCTAAACTATCAAAAAGAATTATCAGAGAGATACAATAAAAAAGCAAAGGAAATACTTGATAGATTTAGTACAGAGTTAGAGCCATATAATGAGCAGTTAGACGCATTAAGACGGCAAGGTGTTAAACTCGATAATCCTATAAATATAGGCAGTCCAAAGCAGTTAGCAGTATTACTATATGATGTGCTTAATGTAGGTGTTATAGAGAAGAAAAGTCCGAGGGGTACAGGAGAAGAAATCTTAACAAAGATTGATAACCCTATTGTTAAAACTATTCTTGATTATCGTAGTGTTCAAAAACTTATAGGCACATATATTGATAAATTGCCTACTTGTCTTGAAGATGATGGAAGAATACACGCACAGTTTCATCAATATGGTGCGAGAACTGGTAGATTTAGTTCAAGTAATCCAAATTTACAAAATATTCCATCACACAACAGAGATATTAGACCTATGTTTGTTGCAAGTCCAAATCATTTATTGATTTCTATGGACTACTCACAACAAGAGCCTTCGTGTCTTGCCGCTTTCTGTAAAAAGATGGGTTACGATAATCTGTTTAATGCACGATTTAAGGGAAATGACTTATACAGTGAGGTTGCAAGTGCTATCTTTAATCTTCCTTATGATGATTGTGTTGAGCATAGAGCAGACGGCACGATTAATAAAGAAGGTAAAGCAAGACGAAATGACGCTAAACCAGTTCTGTTAGGTATCTTATACGATAGAGGTGATGATAGCGTTGCAGAGGCACTACACATAACATTAGAGCAAGCCAGACAACTTAAACGCAATCTGTATAAGAGATTTCCAGAGATACTTAAATTTGAGCAAGAGAGTGTCAGAATGGCGCAAGAGTTTGGTTATGTTGATACGATTTGTGGTCGTAAGTGTCGTATACCAGATATGATGTTAGATGATTATGACTTTAAGTGGATTGACGCACCAAAAACTGATGATGTGCTTGATTTTGATGGTGATATTGTTGATGAAGTTCCAGACGAAATCTGTGATAAGTATTGGAACAGACTTCATCAAAAGTATGCAAAGAAAAGAGAAATCTTTGAAGAGGCAAATAAGAAAGACGGAATATGGATTATTGATAACACATTCAAGATAGCAGAGGCTACGAGAAAGTGTGTTAATTCTCGTATTCAAGGCAGTGCGGCAGACCTTACAAAGAAAGCAATGGCAGAAGTTCTTAAATGTAATCGACTGACAGAGTTAGGTTTCAAGTTACTTATCCAAGTACACGACGAACTTATTGGAGAATGTCCAGAAGAAAATATTAAAGAATGTTCAAAGTTATTAGCAGAGGTAATGTCAAAGGCCGCAGAAGAACTTATCGGTATGCCGTTTAGTTGTGATGCAGAAATTACAAAAGCGTGGTACGGATTAGATTAATTTACAAAAAGTTTACAGTTAAACATTATAATAAATGTTATAATAAAGTATAGATAGAGTACGAGTGAGGTATATTATATGACAAGACGAATAGCGATAATTAATCCTGTTGGAGTAGAAGGCGGTGGCGCAACAACTTTATGTGTGCAATATGCAGGATTAGGTATAGATTGTTGGATGAAAAATACCGTAGATTACGCAAACTCAATCGTAGCGACAATACCAAATATCAAGCCATATTCAACAGATAATGATTTGTTAGATATTGCAACGAAGTATGATAGGTTATTATTTGTAAATATGTGGTTTGGGCATACTATGCCCGATAATGTAATAGATAATGTAATTAAGTTACGAAAAAATTATCCTAATTTAGAGATTTGCTATATACATTGTTGTAGAGGATTAGGTGATTTATATACTTTATTACCAGTTTGTCAGCAACATAATTTTATGTTTGATTATATTTTTTCTTTACATCCTCAAATTACTTCTTTTCCATATTGTAAATCAGTGTTTATGAATATTAATGCGTGTATTTTGCCTGATTATTCACCATTAAGTGTTAATGAGAGAAATAATATTGTATTCACATCTGGTAGAGTAGAGGGGTTTAAAGGAGTAGTTAAATATTTTAATTCTATTGATGATGATTTTTTGGCCTCAACAGGAAAGTTTACGTATATACACGAAGGTGCAAAATATTCACATCATAAGAATAATGATGGAATAAGTTGTCCACCTCAAATGCTTTCAATATTTGACACAACAACGTCTCCGAAATCACTTAAACCACAGTATGTATTACGTGATTATGGGCAAGAGCCTTTGTGTGATAAATTTAATATTTATCCGTCTTATGATATGCGTTTTATACGTGATAGATGGAAACATTATTTTGCTGGTATTTGTTGTGTTCTCGGAACAACAAGCGGATATATGGTGGAGCAGACATTATTTGGCACAGAATATAAAATCAAGGATAAGCGAGAGAGAACATTAATAGATAAGCGTACAAATGATTGGGGAGATACCTTAGAGTACGCAGACATTGAAAAAATGTCATTTGGTGTACCAGTATTTTTTTCTCGTAAGTTCTCGCAGATAATTGGGTTTACAGATGAGAGGTTAATATACAATTCGTTTTCAGAGATACCGGAAAAGGTAAAGTTATTACACACGTATTATGATGATGTGCGAGAGGCACAGTATACGTGGTTACACGAAAAGTTACAGAATGTAAATGCAACGATTTTAGAAAAGTTTACAGGAGATATAAACTAATGCGTAATGATTTTGCCGTTTTCATTATAACTCACGGACGTCCTGATAAACAACTTACATATGATACCTTGCGTAGATGTGGATATAATGGTAAAATTTATCTTGTAGTAGATAATACGGACAATACAATACAACAACACATAGATAAATATGGCGCAGAAAATATCATTGTGTTCGATAAGAACCATTATATAAATTCAGACAGATTTGATAATGGAACAGAGGGTGTTTTTGCGTGTGCCGTTTATGCAAGACGAGCAGTGGAAGATATAGCAAAAAGTATGAAGTTGGCATACTTTTGTATGATAGATGATGATGTTACCGATTTATGTCTAAGGATTCCATTAGAAAACAAAGTACGCAGATTAAAAATATATAATATGGATGAAATATTTAATGCGTATTTAGAGTTGTTAGAGATAAAACAAATTAGTTGTCTTGGTTTTGGCTATCAAACTCTTTATTTTTCTGGTATGAAGTATTTTACAACAGATTTTAGGCCATTACCTTTTAGACTATTCATAAGAAAAACATCAGTAGATATTGATTGGTCTAATTGGTATGGTGAAGATGAGATTGCAGGATATCAAAGCAATATAAAAGGTCTATTATGGACTGCTATACCATTAGTTATGGTGACAACATCAGAAGAGGCTACAGGCGCTATGCAAACAACATATGAACAAACAACCTCTTTTTTACGTTCAATAGTTGAGTTAAGGTATGTTCCATCACAAGTAGTAATTGCGACTTGTACGAGAGGTAAAAAGAAAGGAACACAACATCTATATAGAAGAAATCAAGATTGGTTTCCTAAAATCATAAGTAGCACGTATAAAAAGGAGATATGAATATGCAGTTAGAGTTTTTTAACACACCAGAGGTAGATAGCAACAACAAGTACACAAAAAAGATTGCAATTCCACAGTATGTGCCTTCTGAGGTTGCACCCACATTAAACGAACTCTGTAATTTATCAAAATATTCCGAATTGTTACGAGATATAAAATCTTCAAATGTAACAGAGGAAGAAAAAGAGTTTTTAATACGTGCGGCTACACGACACATTGTATTTAATTATGCGAAAATAGCGGATTATTATGCACACGCAACACCTGAAATGCAAAAACTTATGGAGAAATCTGCGTTAGTTATTATTGATTATGAGGATGCAATAGCAAATGGTTATGTGAAATTAAGTAGCACGATAAAGTCAATCATAGAGGAAACAAACAAAAATGAGAACTGATTTTGCAGTATTCGTTTTAAGTCACGGCAGAGCAAAAAGTCTTAAAACAATTAATTCTTTATTGTCGAGAGGGTATACTGGTAGATGGTATATTATTGTTGATGATGAGGATGACCAAATATCGTTGTATCAACAAAATTTTGGGGAAGACCATATAATTGTGTTTGATAAGAAAGAAGTCGGCAAAACATTCGATATAATGGATAATTTTGAAGGTCGACAAGTGCCGACTTTTGCTCGAAATGCGGTGTACGATATAGCAGATAATCTTGGGTTAAAATACTTTTATGAGGCAGATGATGATTTAGTATGCTTTAGAGCAAGATTATTAGACAGTGAGGGTGTATTACGTACAGTCTATTTTAATGATATGGATAAAGTGTTTTCTGCATATCTTGATTATATGGATAATGCAGAACGTATAGATGTATTAGCGTTTGGACAAACTGGAGATTTAATCGGCGGAAGTGGCTCAAAACTTTTTATAAAAGGATATATTAGAAAAGCCATGCAGGGATTTATTGTACGTGTGTCGAGTAGAATAACATATGTAGGAAGATTTAATGATGATGTTAATGCGTATGTTGACGCGGGTAAAATAGGTTATTTGTTCATTACATATAAAGATGTGATAATGGACACAATAGAAACACAGAAAAGCAAAGGCGGTATAACGGAAAATTATAAGAAATATGGTACCTATGTTAAGTCTTTTTATTCTGTAATATTAGACCCGAGTTGTGTATTTATAAGCACAATGGGCTTTGGTAATTATAGAATACATCATCAGATAGATTGGGAAAAAGCGGTGCCTAAAATAATAAGTAGCGATTTTAAGAAAGGAGAGGCAGAATGAAAGTAGGATTGTTCCCTATGGTAGCAGATGTATTACACGCCGGTCATATACTCGCTATCAAAGAGGCAAAAGCAAACTGTGATTACCTTATAGTTGCGTTATATTGTAAACCTAAGAGAAAACCAAATATTGTGCAGAGTATCTTTGAGAGATATACTCAACTATCCGCAATCAAATTTGTTGATGAAGTGATGCCTTACGAAGATGAAGAGGATGTTTATAGGGTGTTGCTCTCTATTAAATTTGATGTATATTTTCTCGGCGCAGATTACAAGAATAAACGATTTGAAGGACAAGACCTCGTTGAAAATTTAGGCAAAGAAATTTATTACTTATCCCGTAATCACACAATGAGTAGTTCCAAATTAAAATCAGATATTATTAAAAATGGCGCAAAACAAGAAACGAAAGATAAAGTTATTGCGGTTGATTTTGATGGGTGTATTTGTAGTATGAATTATCCTGATATAGGAGAGCCTAATTGGGATGTAATCAATGCTCTTAAACAAGAAAAAGAGAACGGCGCAAAAATCATTTTATGGTCTTGTCGTGCTGATGAATATTTACGTGCGGCGATAGAGGCGTGTGATGAATGGGGATTACAGTTTGACGCAGTAAATGAAAACGTACCAGAAAGATTAGTTAAGTATGGATATTCCGATTCTCGAAAGGTTAGTGCTGACGAGTATTGGGACGATTTAGCAAAAGTTATTAAATTTAAAGGAGGACAGAATTAATGTCGACATTTACAACAGAGAGGTTAAAGCAGTTAGTAGCGTATGTGATTAAGGGAGCAGGGTTCAAACCTAACTTTGAATTATCTGATAAAATCGGTATACGAGTTAGAGATGGTGTCTTGTACTTAAATACAACAGATGGTACAAATTATTTGAGTGTATCAGATAGGTGTGTGTCGGATAATTTCGATATTGTAGTAAATGCAGAGGTATTTTCAAAACTCATTGGTAAGATTACATCAGAAACCGTAGATATTATTGTTGTTGATGATACAAAACTTGAAGTAACCGGTAATGGTAAATATACACTTGAACTTGTGCCAAGTGAGAGCGGTGAATTACTTTCATTTCCTGATAAATTTCCTGAAAATACAGTTGAAAAAGGAACAATATCTGCAAGTGATATAGTTGCAATAAATACCACTCTTAGTGCGTCACTGTCAAATAAAATCGGCAGTATCTATACAAACTATTATTTTGGTGAAGTCGTTGCAAGTACAGACCGTGCTATGATGGCAATTTTCAATCGTAAATTAGTAGATGATGTATACCTGTTTAATAAAGAATTTGTTGAACTAATGACATTGAGTGGTGCAGAGGTTTCTATATCACAGAATGATAATGTAATTGTGGCAGAAAGTTCAATTAGTGAACACGGCTCAATTCGTGTTTGCACTATACTTCCAACAGATGTTGATAAGTTTGAGATTGATGGCATTCGTAAGTTTGTATCTATGGAACTAACATCATTCTGTCGTATTCGTAAAGCAGAAATATTGGCTCTCCTTGATAGACTTTCACTGTTTGTAAGTGATAAGTTTGATGATGGTGCAATCATTCTTAATTTTAAGAAAGAATATGTTGAGGTTTCATCATTAGCAAGTAGCGGTGTTGAGCGTATCGAATACACCGAGTGTAAAGAGCCGATTGAATTGCAAATCAAGATTAATATTGATAGACTGCGTGACCAGTTAAAGTCATATACATCTGATATGGTAGATTTGTATTACGGTAGTGATTTGTGTATTAAACTCGTTGATGGAGATATGACACAGTTAATCGCTTTAATGAAGTAAAGATAACAAACAAAACATTTATGTAGGGACTTGAAATATAGTCCCTATTTTTATTATAAAATTCGCTATTGCAATTCATTCAAACATTTAGTATAATGTTTACAAGTTGAGATAAACTCAACAAGAAAGTGAGGTATCATATGAACAGAGAAGAACGACCTATCGTCTATACGATAACACAGATAACTCGTAACTTTGGTGGGTTATACACTATTAAAACATACGATAAAAGATGTACTCCGCACAACTATACAGATGTAGGAGTTACACAGTTGTTTGCCATTTTAGAAATAATCACACAAGACCTTAATGATGAAGGCTATTCGGTAGTATTTGAGGTAGATTGATATGAAACTGATAATTGATATGCCCGAAGATATATTGGCAGATATGAAAAACGGTCATACTCGTTTAGGCGAAATTGCAGATGTTGTTGCTAAAGGTACAGTTTTTAAAAAGGGCAAGTGGATAAGCCATTATGACGAACTTGGCTATACTTGTTCCGTTTGCGGTGCATTTAGAATGAGTGCAAAGACCGACAACTTTAAGTTTTGTCCTGATTGTGGTGCAGACTTACGAGGTGCAGAAAAATGAAAGTTGTAATTGATATTGACGAAGAAGATTACAAGAAAATCATCAAGATAACAAATGCTTGGAGATACACAGGCACAACAATAGTAGGGAGTGCTTATCACGCAATTGCTAATGGTCAAATTCTCCCAAAAGGACACGGAGATTTGATTGAGCGTAAGGAATTGAAAGAACACAAGTTCTTGTCGCCACAAGTCAAAGTAATTGGTGGTAGACATAGCGGAAAACTGAAAGAGCAGATTACACAAGCCTATCAAAAAGGTTGGAATGATTGCATTGACGCAATTATCGACAATGCTCCCACAGTAATTGAAACAGATAAGGAGAAAGGACAATGCTGACAATGCTTAAAGACTATAAAGGTTTGATTGAAATTAACGGAGAAAAGTACGATAGCGTTAAAACTGCATTAAATCGCTTTAAGAGTGATAGCGATACAATTACGATTAAGTTATCGTCTAAACATCAAGAGAGCGTTAAATCAAGCGTAAGAGCGTCAGAGAGTAACACATTAAAAAAGATATATGTTAAACAGTATATGACGAAAAAATCTTCTCCTGATTTTACATTTATGACACAGTATAATAATGACAATCCTATGCCATACAGAGAGATGATAGGCACTGTTGAGAAAGAAACTCGTGGCATGGTTTATATGAAACTTCACGCAGATATTTCGGCAGAGAGAACTTTTAGATGTATGTGTTGTGGAAGACCACTCACTAATCCAGTATCACAATATTTCGGTATAGGACCAGAGTGTGGCGGACACAATTATGTTAATCCGTTTTACAACGAAGAAGAATTAAAGAAGGCAGTTAATGATTACCGAAAAGTGTTACAGAATGTAACATGGGAAGGTTGGATAATTAAATCAGCAATTTTAGAAGAGGAGGAAATCACACAATGAGAACAGACGAAGTACCTAAGAATGTTCAGAACAGACTTGAAATGTTGGGCAATCCAATCAGACGCTTGCTTAGAGATGAGGAAGACCCTGCCGTAGTTTGTGCCGTGTTATCCGCAAATCTCGATACTTGGGCACAGGAACACGGATATGACGCAAGCAACCTTGCAACTGCAATAGCCATTGCCGTTATTCATCATACGGAGGATAGAGTATGACAGAAAATCAAATGAAAGACTGGCGTGAGATTTGTCAAGCGTTTGCAGATAAGTACGGCTATAAGTTGCTTTTTGTGAATGAAGAAAGTTGCGGTGTAGAAATGAAAGACGGAAGTTTTGCTCACATTTATGCAGATGAAATGTCAGAAATGTTAAGGAGAAATTCGAATGTTAATTAAGTACGGTACACCAATCAGATACTTTGACAGTCTTGGTAATGAAATTCACGACGGCGATTACGTGATATTAGAAGGTCGAAAAGAAAGAGTTTATTTGACAGATGATGGTTATCTCGGAACAGACGCAACTAATCCGAAGTGGATAGAAACAGGCAGAGCATTTACTTGTCAGTATGGTATTTATCCGTTCAATGAAAAAGATGAACCTGTATTAGTGAAGGAGAACATAAGATGAGTGCATATAGCGATTGGAAATGTGGTGCTATGTCAGACGAGGAGTTTGAACAGTGGGGTATCAGATTTAATGCAGAGGAAAGATACTATGCGGCACACGAATTTGACGAGCCATATAACGAGGACGATTATGACGAGTAATACACATTTCGCGGGTTTAGAAGGACACTGGTCTTGTGTTGGTTGTAAACACGAACATTTAGCGTGTGCCGCAGAGCCGTGTTACAGTTGTCGCAACGGAGTGTGTGACGAATGTTTGAACAGAAAAGATAATTGGGAGCCACAAGAATGAATAGACCAACTCGTTTTTACTCAAATAAACAGGAAAAGCATATTGCTAAAGTTGTTGGTGGCAAGAAAGTCGCTAATTCTGGTGCCACTGCATTTAATAAAGGTGATGTTACATCTGAAAACTGGCTATTTGAGGCAAAGACAAAAACATCTGAAAGTCAATCTATGACGATTAAGAGAGAATGGTTAACAAAGAATAAGGAAGAAATGTTTGCTATGGGCAAATCGTATTGTGCTTTAGTGTTCGATTTTGGTGATGGTAATAATTATTATGTACTTGATGAAAAAACATTTTTACAGATGAAGGAGGCTTTAGAGATTAAAGATGAAGATAATTTGCACTAAACAGGAGAAAGATAATTTTATCCGAGCAACGATTAATAACAGATACTGTCCATTTTTATTTGAAGAAAAAACTTTTGAATGTATAAGCAAGTGTGGTATTTGTTGTGAAGAAAATATAGAGTGGGAGATTATTAATGACTAAACAGGAGATTATCGACTATTTGTATGATGTTAACTGTTATGCAGACTATACTATTGAGGATATTGCAGAAGATTTAGCAACACCCTGTGGTAGATGGAAACCATATATGGATGACACTTACATTTGCACAAATTGTTTAAGAAAAGCAAATGGAATGGTTTATCGTATAGACCACTTGTTTTGTAAAGACGAATTGAGTTCATTTTGTCCGTACTGTGGGGGCTGATATGCGGGGTGATAACAAATGACAACAATCTATAATCCTTTGAGTGACAATCCAAAATGGCGATATAGTGACGAGAATAACAAGCCAAAAACAAAAATCCATCCAAGAACTACCGAACAAAAAGCGTCTGCAAAATTATTTGCCAAAGCACTGATGAAAGAAATGAGCCAAGAAGAAATTGCATTATTGCTTTGGGAGGTCGAGTGTGAAGTTTGTGCATATCATAAATATTGTGCAGGGCGTTGTTCACATAAGCATTGTGCCGATGGATTAAAAGAAACATATTTAGCGAGGTACAAGAAATGAAAGTTGTAATTGATATATCCGCAGATGATTTTAATGCAATTCGTCAAGGTCGTTTATATTTTATCGGACACGATAGGTTAGACCAGTGTATAACCGAGGCGTTTCAAAGTTCCACAATCATTCCAAAAGGACACGGAGATTTGATTGACAGAAATGCTTTCATTAAAAAGACAACAAATCTGTATTGTGAAAATTGCGAGCGTAGAATGGGAATGAAAAAAGGCAAAAAGCAATTTGTATATGATATTGGAGACGCGCCTTGTCGAGCGTGTGAAGTATGCGATTTGATTGATGATGTTGAAAACGCCCAGACAGTAATTGAGGCAGATAAGGAGAATGAAAAATGAGCATTGAAAACGGAAAAGTTTGTTGTAATTGCCGACACAATATCAGAACAGGTGAAGTGCCAAAAATAGAATGTCATTGTGACATTGATGGTTCATGCATTGGTTATGTTCGAAGTAAGGTACATTGGTGTAAGCATTGGAGTAAGGAGAATAAAGAATGAAATGCCCATATCAGACCATAACAACAGTTGAAACAATAAAGGCTATGGCAAAAGTAAATGAAGATATGCAAGTAGTAAAGACATATTTTGCAGAGTGCTACAAAGAAGAATGTCCTTGGTATGTACCTGAAAGACAATTTAGTGGCGGAATTATCACAACAGACTATTGTTTAAGAGTAAGTAAGGAGAATAAAGAATGAAACAGTATAAATCCACAGAGATAAGATGTTTGCGGTGCAATACTAAAGTAGGTGTAATACTTATGACAGAACCTATCGAAACGGTAAAAGCATTATGTCCTACCTGTGCATATATCGTACAACACCTTAACGGCGGCAGAGTTACCGCATATAGTAAAGGAGAGAAAGAATGACAGATTATCAGAAAGGTTATCAAGACGGCTACAAAGACGCAAAAGAAGAAAGACCGCAAGGCGAGTGGATTAAGAACGAGGGAAAAGATATAAGAGATAATTTTTACACCTGTTCAAAGTGCGGCAGAAGTATCAATGTCATTTGTGGTGAAACAATAGAAGATTATCCATTCTGTCATTGTGGTGCAGATATGAGAGAGGTGATAAAGAATGAACAACGATTTAATCAGCCGTGAGGCTTTGAAAAAGGAATTGCATAATTTCTTTGATGGAAAAGTTATTAATGAACCTACTTATATTTTGCGTGATGTTTTTTGTCATATTGACAATGCTCCGACAGAACCATTACCTGATTTCAAAGAAGGTTACAAGCAAGCCATAATTGACGGAAAGACTAACTATTCAAGACCACAAGGCGAGTGGATAGAATGTACTAAATCGGGTATGCCTTTAACAGAATATGGAAGAATGACGGGCGAAAAGTGGTATGGGTTTAAGTGTTCACAATGCAATTTCATATACAAAGGAAATGCTTTAATTGAAAGTCCTTACTGTCAAAAGTGCGGTGCAAAAATGACGATAGGCTAATTCACTAAAATTGAAAGGCGGTGCGGAATGAAGTATAGTTTACCATTAGAAACTGCATTACACGATTTATATATGATAAAACAAGGATATGAGCCAGATGGTATCTATCCTGCGTGTCTTGATGTTGCTATTGAATTATGTAAGGAACGAATAGAACACGAACATAGGTTAGAAAATATGGTTAATGAACTTGCGAGAGAGCATAATGCAGATGAATAATCGAACCTTTACAATATTAATATTGTCGTTATCTGTGTATTTATTGTTCTTGTGCTTTAGCGTGTTTGCAATAAATAACAGAGAAGATAAGGCACGATTACAACCAGTTTATACGGATATTCCAGCAAAAGATTTATATGTTGAGTTGCCAGATATAGAGTATATTCATCCCGTAATGTCTAATCTTGGTGAATTACAAGAACAGTACAGAGTAGTGGAAATAACATATAAAGAAATGCGACTAACATATTTAGGTACATATTTTATAACGGCATATTGTCCTGCTGAATGTGGTGGCTCTTGGTCTACTGCAAGCGGAGAAACTTGTCATAGAGCCGATTATGAGGACAGATTAGTTGAGCCTACTACTTGTGCAATAGATAGGCGTTTTCATTCTTTTGGAGATACCTTCTATATAGAGGAATTTGACCGTACATTTGTTGCGGAAGATACTGGACCCGGAGTTCAAGGACATTGGTTAGATTTGTTTTATGAGGATTATGATGATGTGTTATCATTCCCAACAGGATATTATACTGTGTACTCTGTTGAATGGGTTGATGTTACATTTATAACTGGTGAATATGAAGAAGGATATTTATTATATGAGCCCCCTACAAGTCAATATGAACGTGTAAATTAGTTATTGATTTTTAATCAAACATTTAGTATAATGTTTACAGATAGTAAGATAATACTATTAGAAAGTGAGGTTATTCTATGAAACGAAATAAGAGTGGGTCAGTCACACTAACAGAGAACGATTTTAGGGATATTTCAACAGATGTAGCCGCAGAGATATGTCAAAAGTTAGAGTGTGCTCCTAACGCAATATTATTATCTGCATTATTATGTGCTGAAATTTCAAAACGCATTTTTGATAATGAATTAATCATTGAGGAGAGGTAATATGCCTGAAGATGAATTTGCAATTAAATCTAAGGACTTATATGACATCCTCGATAATCGTAAAAATATGGTATTAAAACTTGTTTATGGTAAAGTTGACTATGAAACATATAGACAGATTGAAGAGGTGTTTGAGGTTAAAGTATGAGTGAGTACAGATGTACGCAACGCTGGTGTTGTAGTGGAGATTGTAGCGAATGTGATAACTATACTCCTGAGTTCGACAAAGAGGCGTATGATGAATACTACAATATGTTAGAGGATAGAGAAAGAGATGGAAATTGATTTAACAGAAGAAGAATTGGAACATATTAATTATGCTTTATATGTAACAGAAATGCAGATGGGTTTAGCAACATTCACATTAACAGGTATGTTAGAAACACAAAAGAAAATAAAATCAGCAATCGAAGGAGTTGCAAATGAATGAGCCTAAAGACAGTTTGTTATGTGATGTATGCAGAACTTGTATGAGGCGTAAGCGTTGTCCAAAAGCACTAACTTATCCGCAAATAGATAAGTGCAACGCACACAGAACGAGTAAAAAACGCGGCCAAGAACCGCCAAATAAAAAACATAAGGAGACAGAACAAAATGAAAGAAACAAAACCAACAAAAGAGCAGTTTGAGGAGTATGTAGCAATCAGAGATAGTGGAGTAACTAATATGTTTGATGTTAAGTTTATTGAAGGTTGCTCTTATTCTGGTCTTACAAAAGAGCACTGTATTTACATTATGAAACATTTTGAAGAATTAGCAGATGAATACGAGGTAGCAGTATGAGAGGACAGAGAAACGCAATTCTTAATCATTTGAAGTCAGGCAAGTCAATCACAAGTAAAGAGGCATTTGAGTTGTATGGAGTAACTCGTTTGTCAGCAATCATTCACGATTTAAGGTGTATGGGCTATCCTATTCATGCTTTCACAGTTGAAGGTACTACAAGATTTGGTGATAGTTGCAGATATGCGAAATACATTTTAGGAAAGACAGAGGAAGAGTAATATGGGCGAAGATGTAAAAGAATTAGTTGAAAGACTTACTAATTTAGAGGTCAAATCAAGATATTTGGACACACTCGTTTCTGTGCTTTTGAGCGGTATGGAAAAAGGATATACAAAAGGAGAATATAGATTTTATAGCGACACAGAGGTTTGTGCGTTAATAAAACTTATCGCACCAGGCGCGTTTAATCTTCGAGTTGCAGAATTGGAAAAAGACAAAGTAAAGGGGGAAGACTAATGACAGGATTAATTGTTGCAGTAACAATATTAGGAACATCATTTGTAGCATATGCAATATATAGTTTTATCCGTATGTATCAAATGACAAGAAATATGGACGCAATCGCACAGTGTTTTTTGACAATCGTGACACATCCAGAAGATGTGGATATTATTGAAGATTACTCAACTAATGGCACAACATCAAAGTGTATGAAGTCTGATTGGAATTTTCCTAATACGGAGGGCGGTTTTCAATGAGCGTATCACTTGCAATAAAATATAGACCCCAAAAGTTTGACGAGGTGGTAGAGCAATCTGCCACCAAGGTCATTCTCAAACAACAATTAGATAGCGGAGATATTAAGAACGCATATTTATTCTGTGGTGGTGCAGGTACAGGCAAAACAACTTGTGCCAGAATATTTGCGAATGAAATTAATAAGGGTAAGGGTCTTCCCATTGAGTTAGACGCCGCAAGTAATAACTCCGTAGATGATGTAAGAGAGATTATTCAGCAAGCCAAAACAAACGCATTAGATAGTGAGTATAAAGTGTTTATTATGGATGAAGTCCACGCACTATCAAACAATGCGTGGCAGGCTATGTTGAAGATACTCGAAGAACCACCAAAAAAGTCCATATTCATTATGTGTACGACAGACCCACAGAAGATACCAAAGACAATTCTTTCAAGAGTGCAGAGATACAATTTCCAACGAATTAGTCATAAGGCGATTGTTGAGAGATTATGGTATGTGGTTAAGTGTGAGTTTGAGAACGGTTACCAAATTCGAGCCACAGATGAGGCTCTTGATTTTATCGCAAAGCAGGCACAGGGCGGAATGAGGGACGCTTTGACAATGCTTGATAAGTGTCTCGCATATTCAGAAGATTTAACCATTGATAGTGTTGTTAAGGCATTAGGAATGTCTGATTATTCTTATATGATTGACTTGTTATATGCGGTTGTAATCGTAGATTGTAAAGGTCAGATAGATGTTATCAATAAAGTATATATGTCTGGTATTGACTTAAAGCAGTTTATTAAGGACTTTACAGTCTTTGTGTTAGATTGTTGCAAGTATGATTTACAGGTAGATTTTAAGCATTGTTCTTGTCCTGATACACCAGACATTTGTGATGTGTTTGAGAGTGCTTGTAAAGATATAGATATTATTAACTTGTTACGCAGTCTTATTAGATTGCAAACAGATATTAAATGGGACACTAATCCGAAGAGCCGTCTGGAAGCCTGGTGCATAACTGGTGAATAAGTGCTATTGTGTACTATTTTATTGTGTGATATATTGTATGTGAAAGGAGCGTTTATATGAAATCATACAAAGTATATATTCACACATTTCCCAATAATAAGCGTTATGTTGGCATTACAAGCAGTAGCACATTACACCGTTGGGGTGACCATGGACAAGGTTATGCAAATCAAAAATTGATGTGGAGAGCAATTCAAAAATACGGTTGGGATAATATCCAACACATTGTTATTGCAGACAATCTTACTAAAAAACAGGCGTGTGCATTAGAGATACAGTTAATTGCTCTCTTTCAATCAAATAAACCAAGATATGGCTATAATGTTTCAGACGGAGGAAATATTCCTGCGCCTCGTTCAGAAGAAACACAAAGACGCATTACTGAAAAATTGCGTGGTAGAAAACTCTCGGAAGAAACAAAAAAGAAAATATCAAAAAGCCATCTTGGAGAATTAAACGCATTTTATGGTAAAAAGCACACGGAAGAAACAATAACTAAATTAAGAATTGCACATACGGGTAAAAAAGCAACAGAGCGTACAAAACAAAAGTTAAGCGAACAACGGAAAGGAAAACATAAGTCGCAAGAGCATAAAAACAAATTGAGTAAGTCTTTGCTTGGACATTCTGTATCTGAGGAAACTCGATTGAAAATGTCATTGGCTAAAAAAGGACGAAAATTGTCAGAAGAAACTCGCAGAAAAATGAGCGAGGCACATAAACGAAAATAATATCAAGAATAGAGGCTTGGTGTATTGCAAAGGAGTAACTATGATTGGACAGACAGTATTAAGAGAGCGTATTAACGGTCAGATAGAGCGTAAGAAATTTCCGAGATTTTCAATCTTAATAGGTGAAAAGGGAAGTGGTAAGAAAACACTTGCCAAAGAGATTGCAAAGAATTTGGGAATAAGTGCCGTAATGACAGAAACCACAGTTGATAACATTCGACAGGTAATAGACGATTGTTATAAGATTATTGAGCCGTTGGTGTTTATATTACCAGACTGTGACAATATGTCCTCTGCGGCGGCTAATGCTCTTTTGAAAGTAACAGAGGAACCTCCGCAAAGAGCCTACTTTATCCTTACCTGTGAAAGTATTGACAATCTTCTACCAACACTTAAAAGTCGTGGCGTAACTTATATGCTTGAACCTTATTCGTATGAGGATAAATGTGATTATCTTGATAATCTTGAAATGTCAGATGAAGATATGGAGTTTATTCTTGGAGTATCTTCAACTATAGGCGATGTTAAAACTATGTCAGAAATGAACATCACGGAGTTTAAAGATTATGTTGAGTTGGTAATAGATAATATCGCAGAGGTATCTGTCAGCAACGCATTTAAGATAGGTGATAAGATTGCTCTTAAAGATGAGGAAGACAAATATAATCTTAAACTTTTCTGGAAAGCGTTTAACGCAGTATGTGTGGACAGAATGAAACAAAGCGATTATCCTGTTATGTATTCAAACGCAATCGCAATTACTGGTGATTTTGCTCAACAGTTACATATAAGAGGTATAAACAAGCAAATGCTATTTGATGGTTGGCTACTTAAAATCAGAGAGGCTTGGGTATGAACATTACTGATGTTAAAACTCAAATCAAGAACAAGGATATACAGTCATACTATATCTTTGCTGGTGATGAGATTGAGATACAGAGAATATACATTAACAAGATTGCAGAGGTACTTGGCTATGAAGTAGTTAGAGCGGACACAATCGCAGATGTTTGGTCAAGTATCATAACACCAGCTTTGTTTGATAAACCTTGTGTGTATGTTGTTCGTGACGATAAAGACCTATTACAAAATGAAAAGTTAAATGAAAAGTTAAATAGTAAAACGGAAAACTTAAATGATAATGTCATTATCAATTTGATAACAACAGTAGATAAGCGTACAAAATGGTATAAAGCAAATAGCGATAAAATCATTCTATTTGAGCGTTTAAGTGATACAGTCTTAAAGAAATACATTCAGCGTGAGATAGCACTAAATAACGCTAATTGTGAGCGTTTAATCGCTATATGTGAGAGTGATTATTCACGCATACTTTTAGAGATAGACAAAATCAAACGCTATGTTAATTATTTAGGACCGGCAGAGTTGTTTGACGGAGTATTTGTGAAGTTAGTTGAAGATGGGACAATTTACACGCCACCTAAAGACGCAATCTTTGATTTAGTGGACGCTATATTAAAGAGAAATGTTCCGCTTGTGTATGACTTGCTTGAACAGTGTTATGCAGTTGGAGAGGCAAATATGGTTATCTTGTCTGTTCTATATAACAATGCAAAACAGGTGTTACAAGTTCAAGCGTGTGAAAGTTCGGATGTTTGTAAGTCAACAGGATTAACTTCTTGGCAAGTAAAGTGTGCAAAAGAAAAATGTGGTCATTATTCTCTTGGCGAGTTGGAACGCATTTTGAAATTGATACAAGAAACACAGAAAGGAATAATCACAGGACAGATTGAAGATAGTTTGTCCGTAGAAAGATTATTGGTAGAGATTTTATGACAGACCAAGAGGCAATATCTCAATTAAAAGATTTGTATAATGGACCAGCACGATTAACACAGAAACAATATATGGCATTAGACAAAGCAATCGAGGCTCTCAAACTGGCTATTTGTGTTGACGCAGTTTCGGATAGTATTGGCACACAGGATTTTTCTAATTCTAAAAACTATACCAGATGTTTACGGTGTAATCGCACACTTAAAGACCCCATATCACAAGAAAGGGGTTATGGTGAGATTTGTTGGAAGAAACATATGTTAGATACGCAACAGACCTTATTCTAAAATTCACAATTTGTTTACAGATTAAATCTATTCTAAAGCGTATAATTAAAGTATAGAAACTTGATAATTAAATAAGTGAGTAAGCACCCTCTGTGACGCAATTCTTTCTTTCTCCGAGTAAGCAACCTCAATCGTATCGAATATTCTTAGTTCATTTGGTTTTTCTCAGCGTTGACAGTTAAGGTTTAAGACGATATGGCATACGCAACGCACTCCAGATAACCTTATAATCGTATGAGTTCATCAAATATCTTAAACAAAAGGTGCTTTTCTATATTGAGGTATGGTGTAATCGGTAGCACACGGGCCTTTGACGCCCTTAGTGAAGGTTCAAGTCCTTATACCTCAGCCAACCATACTCTCATTGTCAAGTATGGTCCTCACTTATGCAGTATGTGAAATTCATAGCCTCGTTTGTGTGTTTAGGGGTCGTTAAAGCCGATTTTAGAAAGGAAAAATCATATGGCAAGAAATTTGAAAAACATTACCAGATTAATTGAACGAGCAAACAGTGTGGTTCCCATAGAGCAACAGTTTCTTGATGATTTGAAAAGGTCAATAGAGATTTCTGATAAGAAAAATTCCCGTAAACCAAGTGCAACATATAGTCCGTCTGGGATGGGGTGTATTCGTGCTATGTATTATAAGCGAGCAGGAATAGATGTTGAGGGTGATAGTAATTACACAATGATTGGTATTTGTAATTCTGGGAGCGACCATCACAATCGTATTCAGACTGCAATTTCCCAGATGAAAGACAATGGGTTCGATTGTGAATATATTGATGTAGCCGATTATGTTAAATCTCGTGGCTTAGATATTTATTTGGACATTGTAGATAAATGCGGAAATGAAACAAAACTCTTTGATAGAAACCGCAGTATCAGTTTTCTTTGTGACGGAATTATTCGTTATCAAGGTAAGTATTACATTGTTGAGTTTAAGACAGAAAGTTCATTTAAGTGGAGAGATAGAAAGGGAGTAGACCCTAAACATTACAATCAAGCAGTTACATATAGTTTGGAATTACAGTTAGATAATGTTATTTTCGTGTATATCAATAGGGATATATGTGATTATAAATCATACTTATTTGAAGTCACAGAGTACGACAGAGAGCGTATAGTCGATTTAATAGACACTTGTGAGAACTATGTAATCAACAAAGAGTTGCCGCCTAAGCCTAAGGACGCAACTGACAGGAAATGTGCGTATTGTGCATACCAAGAATTATGTAAGGTGAATAGTAATGGCTACAAACAAGGGGAAGAAGTTTGAGGATGTAATCAAAGAGGCATTTCTAAAGGTTGAAGATATTTCAATAGACAGATTGCGTGACGCTCCAAAGAAATTAAAGGGAGTAGATAATCCATCAGATTTTATCGTGTATAAAAAACCTCACGAATTGTATGTTGAGTGCAAATCACATAAGGGAGGAACTCTCCCTTTTTCTTGTATTCGACAAGAACAATGGAATGGAATGTTAATGAAGTCCAAAATAGACGGTGTAAGAGCAGGCTTTATTATTTGGTTTATCGACCACGATAAGACATTTTGGGTAAGCATTGAGAACGCCACTTATTTTTATCGTAATGGGTATAGGTCAATCAGACTTAAAGACCTGAATAATTATAACAGTATTGAGATACACGGAACGAAAAAGCGTGTGTATTTTGATTATGATATGGATGAGTTTTTGGAGGAATTGTATGGTGCCACTTAGATTTATGGTAATTGATAAAAAGACAGGAAAAGAGGCAGACACTTACGAGATTGCTTTACACGAAGAATGGGCAAATCGTCTTTGTTTTTGTGATATGGAAGGTTGGTATATCGGAGAAGATGGATATTTAATGCTCGCAGACGAATGTGGTCAATATGCTTATCCACCTGACCCAGATAGATTTGAGGTAGTGTTTTTAACAGAGGAGGAACAGAATGGCGATAATACTGACGATTAGTATTTGTCTGAATGTATTTCAGTTTATTTGGTTTTGGTTATTGATGTATACCTGGAAAAAGGAGAAAGACAATGAGTAAATTTGACAATATTGATTTGGAAAAGATTAGTGCCATTCAACTTCGTGTTGAAGATAGTTCAAAACAGATGGATGAAATCGTAAATGGCATTATTGAGGAATATGTTAGAGAACTTGATAACTATGTCGGACACATAGACGATAGGCTCTGTGATAGAGATAATCCTCCCACTGACAGTGAGTTAGATAATTTCTGTATGAATTTAGGAACACTGATTTATTTTGCTGGTAGTATGTGTGAAAAGTTAGGTATTCGTGATGATATTGCAAAAGCAGTATATAAAGAAACTTATAACACATACAGAGATAATCAAGCAAAAGGAACAGTTCAAGATAAAAACACAATGGCAGAGTTAAGTTCCCAACAGGAGCAACTCGTAAGTGTTTGTTATACGAGAGCATACAAGATTGTTAAAAGCAAAGTAGATAACGCACAAGAACTGTTAACAGGAGTTAAGAAGGTTATCAGTCGCAGGATGCAGGAACAACAACTCACACAAGTAGGAGGTAGATAATGCTTAAAGTAGTAGGAATGGGTAGTGTATGTTGTGCATTTTCTGAAATGTCTACAACAGAACTTTTCCAAATGAACGCTCCATTTAATTTTTATGTTGAGGCTCCCTTATATTGGTGGCTCGATTTTGATTACACAAAATTTGGTTTTGAATTAGGCGATTTCACTGAGGTTGATAAACTGAATATGTCTGTATCTACAATGGTCAAAGGTTGTGCGATATTGACCTATCAAGAAATTGTTACGATATGCCAAGAATACTGTAATGGCGTATATAAATATACTCACAAATCTTATGAATGGAATAATGAGCGTGAGTGGAACGATTTTTGTGAAACACTGTTAGATGTTAAAGGTGTAAGAGATTTAGTTGACGAGGAGGTATTTTAATATGTCGAGCAGTATGGACGCGTTACTTGCTAAAGTAAACAAAGAAGTCAAAGAGGAGATTATCTTTAAGGGACTTGCGAGTTATAACTACAATAAAATTCCCTTTTTATCTCCCAGATTTAATTATTGCACATACGGCGGGATTCCCGCTGGTAAAGTAATCGAACTCTTTGGTCCTGAACACGGGGGTAAAACAACAACGGCTCTTGGCGAACTTGCGGAGTTTCAGAGACTGGAAAGAAAACACGCAGAAGAGGACAACACTTATGTTGAAAGGGACGCCTTTTATGTTGATGTAGAAAATACACTTGATAGCGATTGGGCACAAAATTTAGGTGTTGACACGGATAAAATGTATCTCTTACAACCAAAATCTCAGAGTGCGGAAGTTATTTTTAATCTCATTACAGACGCTATTGAAACAGGTGATATTGGCTTTGTCGTGTTAGACAGTATTGCGGCTATGGTATCACAAGATGAATTAGAAAAGGACTATGATGAAAAATCTTTTGGTGGTATCAGTGGGCCTCTTTCGAGATTTTCCCGTAAAATTGAAATGCTCTGTGCAAAATATAATTGTACCTTAATAGGTATTAACCAAGTTCGTGATGATGTTAACAGTTCTTGGGGTGGATATAAGACACCCGGTGGCCGTGCTTGGAAACACATTTGTATTATGCGTGTGGAGTTTAGAAAAGGAAAATTCATTGATGAAAACGGAGTAGAACTTTCTAATAACACAGAAACACCCGCAGGCACTTTAATTACATTTACCGTAATCAAGAATAAGACTTGCCCTCCTGACAGACGAGTTGGTTTTTATACACTTCGTTGGAACGGCGTTGATAAGATAGCAGACCTTATTGAGGTTGCAATTAAGTGTGGTATCATTGAAAAATCTGGTTCTTGGTTTATTATTCCAGAAGTATCAGAAAAGATACAAGGACAAAATAATGTTCGTAAATATCTCGAGGAACATCAAGATGTATTAGCGAATTTGGAAGAGTTAGTTGCTGAAACAATATCTTGATAAAACGCAAATAATTCCTATCGCGTATAACGCTCTGTATAGTGTCTATTTTGCGTCGGCATATACAATGAATATCTGTATATGTTTTCGATATGCCAAGATAAATTAGACATAATTCCGTAAGTTGTTAAAATTCATCATTTTGTATCACCCAAATAATAAATTACCCCCGATAGATTTAGTATCTACCGAGGGTAATTTGCGTTTCATGGGTTTTGTTGTTGATGGTTTTCTTTGTCTGCCATAAGCATTAACCAATATTCGAGTTCCTCTTCCGACATACAATCACCTCAACTAATGATGATATTATTGTATGCAAAAATTTCCATAAATACAAGTGCGGGCTATCCTACGCTAATAGCCCGCACTCAATAAGGAAAGTGAGAAATATAGAAAAATGTTATCTTGTTGGATAACTATGAATTGCTCCTGTATTATCTGTCCAACAATTTACAGGTGCGTCATAGTCAGCGTTTTCGTGGTCCCAATATTTGTTATTTACCATTATTGTTTCACTATTGCCAATACTCATAAACAGATATGCAGTACCCTCCATAAACGCTTTAGGATTGTATTTCTTGTATAATGCTTTAATGTCCTCTAATCTTGCAATAAGTTCTGCCTCAAAATCTCCTCTACTCATCATACTTATTCTTCCTCCTCATTCAAACTCTCAAATATTCTTACCGCTACATTTGCGGAATACATAACAAGTAATTCACTTACTAAGTCCAATAAATCTTTGTCGCCTGTAAGTTTTGCCGCAAGTTCCGCTTTTGCTATTTCTTCGTGCATTATCTCCGCTAATCTGTCACGGGTAATAGAAACTTCTCCGCTTAACCACTTTTCGTCTACCATATTAATATTCCTCCTTCAATCGTATATTAGTTTTCTTCTTTCCAATAAGAGCCTTCATCAATGAACTTCTTTGTCCCGTAAAGCAACTCTGGCGCATTTTTATTCATTGACGAATAATCCCGTAATAAAAATCTTTCTGCACCACTCACCGTCTTAAACTGTCTAATCGTATAGGTCATGATACTGTTTCCTCTTCGCATAAATCGTGCTACACAGTAACGACCAAGATGATACATAATACCAATCTGACCATACTCGCCAAACTTAATCATATAGGCATATTTTCGTTCTTCCATAATTACTTACCTCTCATATCTGCGGTTGTGAGTGTTCTTGCTCCTTGATAGCCACAATTCCACATTGTTGCACTTTTACCTTCATATTCAGTTACGGCATATCCATACTGCGATAACAAGAATTTTAATTCGGTCTGAATTTTTGAGGTTGTACGGCTATACTTCTTAACATTGACCTTTGCCGTTTTATTTTCTCGGTCAATCTGACAAATTTCTGTGGAGTAGTTGAATAGGGTATCATTTGCACAACCTAAGTGCCCATATGCTCCAAACTTCTTCTTTCCTGTGATGTACTGTCTGATAAAATCGGTGTTATTCATTGTTATTCCCTCCTTAACCTTCAAGTGCGTTTCTTTTCATAGCGTTATATCCAGCAGTTTTGCCTGTTCTAAATGCCTCTCCGTTATATGCTCGCGGTGTGCTTGTTCTTACTCGTCGGAATCCCTTTGTGTGGTCAGCATATAATTCTTTAACATCTTCTGGAACGACCACCATCAATGCTTTGCTCTGTTCAGCAAGGGCTTCTTTAATACCTTCAACAAAACCAATTACACAGGAATTGTAAACATTATCGGCATATCCGTACTTCGCTTTAGCCTCTCTATACAGTTTATTTCCTAAACTGTTACCCATATCGAATAAGTAATTAAATGTTTCTGCGGCAATCATCACGTCGGTCTTGTGTCCAAAGAATACGATTGTACCCTTACCGTGTAAAAAGTGCTTACATCTGAAATTATCCGCTACGGTGCGAGCAAGTGAATACTTCCACTTCTTTGCGGGAACATCAATCTCTACTTCGCCGATAGGCTCTTCTTTTGTGATATCCACATTCTCGACCTCTGCCAAGGCAATATTATACTGTTGCATTAATTCCTGTGCTTTGCAGGCAGCAGAGATTGCCTCTTCTTTGGACGGGTTGTTCTTGGATAACTCAAACAATTTCTTAATCTTTTCCAAAACCTTTTCATTTTCCATTTTAGTTTCCTCACTTTCTGTAAACATTATCTATCGTTTACACTTACTATTATAATGGGAGAATATTAATATTTCTTACATATCCTGTGAATAAATTGTAAACATTATCATAAACGATTATGTGAGCCGTGGCAGATAGTTTTCCACAAAGTCTTTATAAACTGGTTCGCTTGTATATCCTGCCATCCAATAATGTATTTCTCTTATCCACTGATAGATAAATTCGTCTTCATCACCTTTGTATTGATGTGTCCAGTTTTTCTTTGTAAATTCTTTGAAAATGGGCATATTGTGTTCTATCATTTCAGACCAATCACAGATGAGACCATCACGAACCTTCTTCTTAACGTCTACCAACTTTACTATACCACGGCAGAACTTTTCGTAGAAGTCCCTTTCTGTTCCAATCCAATCAACTGTAACGATGGCGTCAAAAGTATTATCGTAGGTATCAAAAGTACCTTCTGTAAGTTCCAATAATTCGTATAATGTAATATTCATAATTGGTCTCCTAACCATTCTTTAAATAATTTTAATGCGTCTTTTTCGGAATAGCCTATATACTGTCGTTTAAAAAACATACCTTTGGCAACGGCACGTATTTCATATACATTCTTTGCCATTTTTGATATTGATAGCCGTACGTTTATCTGTTCACCCATATATAGTACACTCCTTCAGGTCTGTTAAAATCGACTGTTCTATTACCTCATCCGGAATTTTAGGTACATATACGCGTTTTACATCTTCTCCCGGCCATCTGATGAGTGCCTCTCCATACATTGGTAATTCTTCACAACCACTAACTTCAATGATATTTCGTGAGTGTTGTGCGGTAGCGGTATGTAATCCAATTAGCACAGGAAAATTCACCTTAATTCGTGTTGGAATTACACTGGCTAATGGACACTGTGTTGCTACTATTACTTGAACTTTTGTGGCTCTTCCCAACTGGCATATTCTTTGTAATAAATTAGCGGCTTTTTTGCTCGTAAGCATAAGGTCTGCCATTTCATCTACCACTAAATGTACGGTAGACTTGTCGTATAACTGAATGCCTCGTGATTTCATATCATCTAATCTTGCCATCACCATTCTTAATACACCTTCAAGTGTATTTTCGGCATCCTCAATACTTGTGGCACATCTGATACAGTGTTTGGTGTTTTCAAATCGAGATAATTCAACCATTTTCACATCAATAAGTACGGACTTATGTTCGTTCACGTCCTTAAGCGACAATACTTCCAATAATGATGTAATCAGTGTTGACTTTCCTGAGCCAGGACATCCCGCAATTAATGTGTGCTTGCCACTATTTAATATATCTTCATATAGTGGCGCGGTTAATCCAACAAATTCTTCCATATATAGTCCTCACTTTCTGATTGCTTGTGTGCAATACTGTATATAGTATAGATTGGCGTATATTAATATTTCTTACATACCGTGTGAATATTCTGTAAACAGTTCTTCCCAAACTTCATCATTTCTTGCCACACTATCAATAAACTGTAAGAGGTCAGTAATATCCGCCTCGCAATTCGTGTACTTGGCAAGTAAGACTGCCCCTGCCTCTCTCAAAGGATTAAGATGTGCTAATTTTTCCCTTGCTCGATTGTATTCGTCCACATAACACTTCAGGTCGAACGGGATACAATTTCTATATGCGCCTTCAAGTATTGTTTCCGCAATTTCGTCTGTATCAAGGTCATACCAAATATCGTTGGTAAAATCAATGTCGCTATATCCATCACAAGTGAAGAAGTCCGCATACTCATCATATTCCAGATTAATAAGGTCCCAAGGGTCCCAGTTTGCTAACTGGTCGTTGATGTTTTCCGCATTGTTCTCATATAAACGGTCATACCTGTTGTTATCTCTGATTTCGTTTCCCAATTCGAGTGCGTCCTCATTACTCATATAATCCAACGCATCCACAACAAACTCTTTTGCCTCTTCCCATAACTCCTCGAGTGTCTTAAATCTGCCATTTTCCTTCTTAATTTCGATGTTTTCCATAGTGCTGTCTCCTTCCTTATGCTACTTCCTGTAAGTTTAATAATGGTTCCATTTCTGCGGCGTCATATATTTCATATCCGCCTTCTTTCCATTCAATGTATGCCTCAATATCTCCGTCGTAATAACTTGCCAGATATCCGCTCTCGACAAGTGTAGATATAATATTTTTGCACACTATCGACCAATCATCTGGGCTCGTATCAATCGAAACTCTTCCAATAACTCTCCAATCATTTACTGTCCAACCCTCACAGTCAGACCATACATCTAACCATACAACCTCGTACTCTCGCATATTATTTCTCCTTCCATAAAAGTTTATAGACTTCTTCCATAATTGCTGGGATTACTTCCTTATTTATGCGTTTGTATTCGTCCTCATTCTTAATGGTGTCTTTCGCAGGGTTAGTAGTATAGTGTGCTCCACCTATGGATAACATATCGGAATATGCCCTTGCGATATAGAAACTCCTCATCAACTCTACTAATTGCCATGTTTCCTTATCTGTTAAAACGGTTTCGGTAAAGAACTCCGTGAAAGCGTCATATCCATTTTTATCGGGGTTCTTAAAGAACAGTCCGTCAAAGTGCTGGTGGCTTGCAATATCTCTTGACAGATGAGGTATTCGGTTGTTCGTGTACGTTTCAACATAGCCAAAGCCCCAATACCAGCCACAATCCCAACTTCCACTTTCGAGAAAATACTTAATACCGTCTTTGTCTGTTCCAAGTAAGAAACAATCCTTACCAAATTTGTGCATAACATATTTCTTCATGGGTTATTCCTCCTTAATCGTCATACGCCCAACCGGGTTCTACCTGAACTTCATATCCTTCTAATGACGCTTTTGGTCCATAGCATACCCACATCATTCCAAAACTTGCTCTATCCATTCCTCGTTCTATATAGTAATCTTCAATCCGATTAAATATTTCCTTTCCCACTTCAATCTTGGTGCAATCATAATGGTCAAATGATTTTCCTTCAATAGCGTCTGCCATCATCTCATAGAGGTCAACAATCCCACATTTTGCTAATTCGGGGTTCATAATCCAAGTTTCTTTTGTCTTTTCCATAATATTTTCCTCACAGTTCATATTCAATTTCCTCTATTCTTACATTGTCATAGCACGGAATACTGATAACTCCGTCCTCGTTCTTCTTGGTCAGGTGTTCTTTTATATACTTCTTTGCCTCAGCCTCAGTTTCAAACCATTTCAGGTCCAGATGACTTTCTGTAAGTGAGGACTTAAATACATATATCTTGTATTTATTCCTCATTGTGTAGAGATATTTAGGTTCTCTACCAATTCCATCTTTCTTTGTTTCGTCATATACAAAGTAATCTACCTTGATAACATAGTATTTTGCCATTATTCTTCACCTTCTTCCTCAACAATATTTGCAACAAGAACTCCGGTCTCACCTACAATAGCTCTGACTTCATCACACGCGGCAAATTTAGCGTCCAGTAACGCTTTTGCTCTCTTTTCCACATCACTCTCAGGAATTTCCGCAATTTCAATTTCAGGATAAAATGTTCCGAAAGGCTCTCTTCCCTTCTTTCTATCCGTTGTTGTCTTGTAATACTTAACCTCAAACTTTGCCATAATTCTTTCTCCTTTCATTATTGGCTTGCGTTTTCGCTTTTCGCTACACTAATTATAGACAGGTAATTATTACTAAATCATCAATACCTTGTGAATATTTTGTAAACAAACTATGACGGTTGTAGACACACTATCATATAGATATGGTAGTTTATTTATATTCGTCAAGGACAACCTCTTCCCATAACCGCACATTCTCACAGTATTCATCTACTTCCAAAAAATACGGTTTATAATACTCGGTATAATCATAACTTCCTATTACAATTAACTTTCCTTCTTCGTCCTCAATCATTATCGGATAATTTAATTGGTAGAACTGTCCGAGTGCATACAGTTTTCCCTTATGCCTAAAGTAAATTAAATCGCCACAGGGCTCGGCATAATCGAATAGTTGATGGCGTTTGGTAACATACGTGCAGTTTATCTTTATCCATCGGCTTGCTTTGATGTACCCATATTTAGGATTAGGTTCTTTCGGAATATAAATTTTAGCCATGATGCTTTCTCCTTTCTGTTGCAGGGCTTGTTGTATTGTCTCCTCTAAAGTTAGGTCCAAATACGCGGTGACGCGGAAATTCTTTTTCATCTATTTCCCGTATATCTCCTTTTACTTTAACCCACGGGTTTACTTCCCCGAGTGTAAACTCTCTTGCCAAGGTTTTATTCGGGGCTTCCACATAATACCACTTTTTTCCCCAATTCGGGTCATAAATTGGCACGGCAAAACATTTCCACTGTGAATATGGAATACTCCAATACTTCTTCAACAACTCTTTACTTGGCATACAGGTCAATCTCCTTTTCCAATCGAATTTCAACCAATTCATCTTTCTTGTGGTCATATCGGGTGAAAATCATCCTTCCCGGCTCACTCTCCGTTGCCTCATATTCATAGCCTATGGCTTTAATTGTGCTGATGGCATACTGCAATTTACTGTCCTCAAATTCTGTTTGGTTCAGAACTTTAGGATATAGTCCAGATAATTTCCAAGTCGTGCAACTCCACATATTATTCTCCTTTCTTTTATGACGGTTGTAGATTAGAACGGTAATAGAAGTTCTCCAATCTCTCTTCCAAGAATGTCCATTCTGTATAATGGGTCGTGTCCTTTTGCTTGTCGTACTGTTATGCGGTGCGGGCACGTACTATCCTCGTGACGAGCATACCAATAATTTTTTCCGTTAATCGTCTTTTTGTAAATTAGATAGTGGTCACGGTACTCAATAAATTTCATATCCTCGTTCATAATCTCACCTTCTCTCTTACAGGAAAAAGTCATTTTGGAAATAACTGTCTGCCATATCGTGGGCGTATTCCTCTGGGTCAGTATCAATCTCATCTTCGTGCGCCAACGCCCACTCATATTCCTCGTTATAAATTCTTTCCCATTCGTCGGCTATCTGTTCTCCGTACGATTTAACATCCTCACGGTAAACACATCTTGCCTCAGGATAGTTTAATCGTATCTCGTTAATCCGCATTTCCACAAAACTATCAAGATGTTCACCCATAGCCTCAACCGCTTTAGCCTCGATAGTATCCGCAATAACTTCCGAGCCACATTCGTCTATCAAAACAATCTGTACCTTCATATTATTCTTCCTCGCTTTCACATATAATTTCCACAATTTCTATTCCATCGTAGAGTAGGGAGAATGTCTCCCGCACATCATCTTCATCATATCCATCAATAAGGGTTTGACCTAACAGTTCAGGATGGGCGTAATCCGTGTGTATCACGGTGTAAAGTTTCTTAATTCCCATATTCATTCCTCCTCATTGTTATAGCAGATAACCATACGACCATCCGCAAGTGTGTATAAGTCAGTGACTTCCTCTTCCTGAATTTCATCAAACAGGTCTGTCATTTTGAAGTCGCTAACCTCTCCCTCAAACCTCTCTCCAGAGTCCTCATCATTAATAAAGGCGTCATTCTGGACAATGATATTAAAATTCATATTGTCCATCCTGTATAACAAATCATAAATAGTCCACATATTGTTCTTCCTCACTTTCTCCCCGTATAGTCGATAGGACAACTCTTTGACGGTTGTAGATTTATTCGAGTGTTACTCCTAACTTGTCGGCTAATCTATCTAATTTGATGTTCATTCGGTCGGTAAAGTCGGTTATCTCTTGTATCATATAGGCTACTGCCTCTTCTTCTTCGTGACAAGCGTGGATAAACGCATCTTCGGGGCACTGGAAGTAGTGACCTTGTCCCCAATACATCAGTCGGTCTGTGTTTTCATCACTGTTATCAGGACGTCGCTCTCCCTTAACTCCTTTTATTCGAGGTGACCAACACGCTATCCATTGATAATCACCATTTCTTTCCCATCTCACTACTGCATAATCGGATAAAGGAAATACCTTAAGAACTTTAACTGTCTGTGCCATATTATTCCTCCTCTCTGTTGTCCCAGATAAACGCTAACTGGACGGCTTTAATTATCACAAGAATAATTCCTACAAACCAAGCGATAACTTCAGGCTGCATTGTTTGGTTCCTCCTTTAAAGTAAAATATCATCAAGGTAATCAGGTTCAAGGTCATATCCTGCAAGGATATCTTCTATCTCCTCACTGCCTTCAAGGATATCTTCTAAGTCCATTGTTGCGAGTACTCCATTAATTTCTGATTTAAGGATACGGTATTCGTCCTTTGCAACCTCTTCACTCATCCCATCTCTTTCCATAAAAATCTTGATAATTCTGTTCATACTGTTCTCCTTTCCTTTTTGAACTTTGTAGATTTGTTGTTTTATGCCTCTGAAAGTATTTCTCCATCAAGAGTTGCTATGGTTCTAAGTCCCGTTCCTTGATACGCAAACGGCATTCCAACAATCTCCTCAACTGCTTTCCCAGCGGCTAACCATCTGTTGTGTTCCTCTTCTGACTTCGGGCAGAGATATAAATCCTGATATACTTTCTCAGGTATCTCAATTATTTCTTCCTTGCAAATAGTGACTTTAACCTGTATCATATTCTTACCTCACTTTCGTAATAATTCCATCTTCGAGTGTTACACTTGCGTACCATCTATGCGGTTCGGGGTAGTGCGGTCCCTCCACACAAACTGTTCCATTACTCGGCTCGTTCCCACCGAACGGTCCTGGCTGATAAACTCTCACCTTCTGTCCATTGGCAACGGCCTCCTTGAGTGCTTTCTTGGTCTTGAAGTTGATTGTGGTATACATATTCAGTCCTCCTTCTTAAATCTCTTCGTTAGCAAGTATTTCCTTATAGGTCATAATAAGCACTTCGTCAGTGCAGGCTCTAATCCAATCCTCACTCCAACCTCTCTTACGCAACTCCTGTCTGATACATTCCATCACCAGCATATTAATTCTCCTTTCTTTCAAACCAAATTTCTTCCATTACGTTCTCAAAATCTTCTAACATCGGGTATCACCTCACTCTCTTTCTTCAACCGGCAGGTATTCCATTGTTATTTTTCTGGTTTTCTGTAAATCTTCTACGTCTCCGTAGGCATAAATTCTATCCACTTTGTACTGTCCATCTGGGTTAAGGATGTTGTAAACCCTCATCACGTTGGGCAATTCTTCTGGTGTGGTATCTAATTTCAAGATTTCCGCAGTCGCAAGGTTGATAACCTCGATTGTCATCCTTACGGTCTTAACTCTACCGAACATTGTCATATTCTTTCTCCTTTCACTTGACTGGTGTAGATTTAGTTTTTATTCAATCAAGCACACAGACTATTCGCACGGAAGGGTATCTATTTAGAACTCGTTGGGATCGGTGTCGTATTCCCAATCATATGTTCCGTGATAGCGGTTCTGCTCTTCAAGGAACTCCAATCTTTCTTCTTCTTCAATGTGGTTGTAGGCGTCTTCAATGTCGATAGCGGATAGCGGACAACGCATTTCATCTAATCTTCTTTGGCACTCTGCCAGAACTTTCTCAATTTTTGTCATAGGTCACTTTCCTCCGAATGTATGTATCGTGTTAAACCAGCGGACAAATTCTGCCCCGTATAATTCTCTGCAAATTCTAAAACCGAACTTTTCGTACTGGCTTGCGTAGTATTTAGCCATATCTTTAGTCCTCCTTATTAGTAATTAAGTGATAGGATTGCTCTCATATAGTCTTCCGCACAGTGGATTCCCATATCCAAATCAAATCTTCCTTCGGCTTTGTACTTTTCATATTCTTGTGTCATTTCTTGATAACCCTCATCGGTTATGATTGCGGTACAGGATGCGCCCTGTCTATAAGAATAATATTTAATCTTGTGGTCCATTTTAATTTCCCCCTTTCTTAGGTGCGAATAATCTGTATTCTTGATTGACTTCAGGCGTGTTTTGCGGACACTTACTAATGCGTGTTATTTATTTATGCTATGAACTCTGTAGATGCGAGTTCGTTTCGGCTTGTGTTATGCGGGAGCATTTTCTTTTGTAATCTGACGGAAGACGATTTCGGGCTTGTCTTTCTTCTTGGGAGCGGCTGCAGGTTTCTTGCTTTCGGCTTTCTTATCTGCGGGCTTCTTTTCGGCGGGTTTCTTCTTGTCAGGACGTTCCTTGACTGTGGCAAACTGGACATCTTTCAGGTTGTCTTTCAGGAACTTCTTGATAGCGTCAACTGCGGTCTCTTTTTCGCCAACTTTGATAAGTTTCATATACTCGTAATCGTCGGGATTCTTCTCGAGGTCGGGCTTTAACTTCACGCCCTCAAGGTTCTTAAAAGTGTCATTCCAGTTTTTGTGCAGGTAAACGTGTGCTGTGGACGAATTTGCCTTCTTATATGCGAAAACAATTTGCTTGTCCTCAGTATAGAAACGGAATGTGGTGTTCTGTGCAAAAATCTTAATTTTCATGGTAAGTTCCTCCTTATGAACTAAAATATTATTGTGTTTGGGTGGGTGCATAAATAATACACGCATAGTAAGTATCTCCAAAACACGCCTGTTTTTGCGGTAGAAGAACCGGACGCCATCTCGTTTTACGCGATACTCTCGTATCTCCCATTCAGAGCCTCTCCTGGTTGAGGGTTATATGCTATTTTCTTCTGGACTTTATTGGGGGTGCGAGCCCTACTGAGGTGCCATACTAAGATAGTCAGTTACTCCGAGCGACGTATATTCAGTTGTACTTTTTATTATTCTTATCTTCTTGCTTACATCACTTCTTTCTGTATCTGTATTTCAATCTTGCTTTTGTGCTTGATTGATGGCTTCAGTCTAACACTGCAAAAATTACGTTTCTGTTAATAAAATATGAATTTTTAACGTTTAACGATAAATTTTCACGATTTTTGTTAATCATTTATGAACAAAAAATTAAGTCAAGAATTTTTTAACAATTTTCTTTGACATTTATTGTTTCCCAATAAAAATTTGTTGTTTTACGATATGAATATTTATGCAATTTGATTTATAATATTGTATTCTTTTATGCAATGTTTTATCGTTTTTCGATAAATAAATGAATATTCACTGTATAATGTCAAATAAAATTTATATGTAAATTTTTTGTAAACTTTATCAGACTAAAGAAAATATTAACAAACTGTTAAAATCAATCTCTTTTGTGTAAACGAATATGAATTATTTGTGTCATATATTATGGAATTGTAAAAAGTATCAACCACCGTGTTTTTATATCATGTTTTTGTTGTGCTATTTGTCAAGTATATTTACTTTACAGGGCTAATTCGAGTACCAAGCGGGATCTCCTTTGCTCCAGACCGTTTCTTATATTAGCATAGTCTGGCCCTCTCCTACGCGAGGGACACGCAGCCAGAGCGTTCCAGCCCTATATTGACACGTGAGCAAAACAGAAAACAGATGGCGGGGTGGCGTGGCTGAGCTACGGAGAATTACACGTGGACTGTTGTAGATAAAGTATGCGATAACGCTGGATATACGTAACCATACATAAAAGTAAGCTGAATGACCTGCTGGATAAACGGAATGAGGACGTGTTTCTGGACGCGTCCTAGGACAGGAAAAACAAAAATAAAATAGATTTTCAAAGTGGTTGTCTGATTTATGTGGGACTGTTGTAGATAAAGTGTTCAAAGTATTGACTTATATATAGGCAGATGTTATTTTAAGTGTATAAACAAGATATTCATTGTATCGGGGGTCTCTGAAATGGTCCTGAGGACGAGTAAGAACGACGGGTGATTAACAGTTTATCTTATTTATATTAGAAAGACAGACAATTAAATATGCGAGGTGTATGTATGGATAATCAAACACTGGCAAGTGAAATGCTACACGAACTTAAGGCAAGTAACCGAAGGTGGTTTATAGCGTTTATAGTCGTTTTGGTATTATGGTTTGCTACTATAGGTATCTTTATTTGGTATGTGTCTTTGCCGATTGATGAATATACGGTAGACCAATATGCTGATGGAGATACTAACACTATGATAGGTGTAGGTGACTTAAATGGCTACGCGACAAAGAGTGACACGCAGACGGAGAGCATCCCGTAGTCGTAGGAGAAGATAATTATGGGTGCGGGCGCTCAAACTAAAACTATAAAAACTTTGCAGAGGGCTCTCCAGCACGAAGGAGAGTTTATTTTAATCAATACCTCACAGTTTTATAGTATTGATAAACATAAAACAGTTACCCGCTATCATATTAAAAAACAAGTTCAATCATTAGATAGTAAGAATAAATCTACTATGGTTGAACTCTTTTCATCTTGTTCCCAAATTCAGATAACCCTGTTTTTAAGAGATTATTATTTTGAGATTACAGGACAAGAGATACCTCACGATAATCCTTATTGGGAGCAGGTTAAAGCAGAATATTTTAAGGAGCACTGAATATGGCACGAGGAAAAAGTGAAGGCAACGCAAAAGGACAAGAGTATAAAATGTCTGTCCGTGAACAGAAATTCGTATTGTTTTATCTGGAACACGGTGACGCTACCAAAGCAGTAGTTGACGCCAAATTTAATACTAACGCTCCTAAACAATATGGTAAGAAACTTCTGGCAAAGCCGAAGATACAAAGAGAGATTGCCAAACAGTGGGAACTGTTTCAAAATGAACGAATTGCAGGCTCACAAGAAATTATGGGCTTTTATACTGCCGTTATGAGAGGTCAAGTTAAAGACCAATTCGGATTAGAGGCAACTCTCGCAGATAGATTAAAGGCAACTGACTCCCTTGCTAAAAGACAGATTGACGCCCAGACACTGGCGCAAAAGGGAATTGATAATCAAGTTACGATTAAACTTTGTTGGGATAGAGATAATACAGTTCAAGAGCCCGATATACCTGTAATTGATGATGATTACATAGATGATATTCCTGAAGAGGGCGAAGATGGCAACGAGTAAATGGTTACAAATTGATGGCGTAGAGTATCAAGTGCCAATTGTTGACTTGCAGAGAAAAGGAGACATTCTTGACCTTACTGCAAATCGTACAGAGGACGGTGTTCTTCATAGAGATGTTATAGGCACATACTATAACTATACACTTAATATTGGTCGTGTACGTGACCAGAGTGTAAATGAGGCACTTTGGTGGGCATTAACTGCTCCTGTAGCAAGCCATCAAGTTCAGTTACCGTATCAACCTGAGCCTTTTGAAGGATATTTTGGTAGTTGCAAAGATAACATTACGTTGATAGACGCAAACGGACAAAAAACGAAAGGACTGTCTTTTAACTTAATCGCTACAAGACCCTCACGCAATGCCTGAAATAAATATCAATATACAAGACTGTATTATACCTATGTATGATGAGGTGCTTAAGGACATACTGTCACATAAGCACACTCACTATGTGTTTCCTGGAGGAAGAGGTAGTTGTAAATCATCTTTCGTAGGACTCGCTATTCCATTAATCATTGTAAATAATCCACAAGTACACGCCGCTTGTTTCAGAAAGATAGGAAATACCATTCAAAACTCTATTAGGGCGCAGATTGAGTGGGGAATTAGTAAATTAGGACTGGAAAGTCTGTTCTTAATGCCAAAATCATATGCTAATCCTATCGTTTTTAAGCCTACGGGACAGTGTATTCACTTTTTGGGTTTGGATAAACCACAAAAAATCAAATCAATTAAGCCTAAATTCGGATATATAGGAGTTACTTGGTTCGAGGAGTTAGACCAATTTGCAGGAGAGAATGAACTTCGTACTGTAACGCAGTCAACAATGAGAGGTGGTTCCACTTATTGGGACTTTAGAACTTTCAACCCACCTATTTCAAAGAATAATTGGGCTAATATGTATGCAGAAAAAGCATATAAACGCTCTCCAAGTACAATAGTTACACGTAATACTTATTTAGATGTTCCACCGTCTTGGTTAGGTACACAGTTTTTTGAAGAGGCAAACGAACTTAAAGAGATTAACCCGAGAGCGTATGAACACGAATATCTTGGAATTGCTACAGGCACAGGCGGTGATGTGTTTGAAAATGCGTGTGAACTTGATATGACGCAGATGATACCAAGGTTTGACCATATTTATAATGGAATTGACTGGGGTTTTGCAAGAGACCCTTTCAGATTTGTCCGTATGCACTTTGACGCCAAGAAACTTGATTTGTATATATTTGACGAGTTTACTACTTATAAAACCCGTAATGAGGACACTTTCCATAGACTTTATGATGAAGAAAAGAAGATATACAGACAGGAATTAGTTACCGCAGATAGTGCGGAAGAAAAATCTGTTGCTGATTTTAGAGCCTATGGAGCATTTATTAGACCTGCAAAGAAGGGTCCTGATAGTGTTCGTTATGGAATTAAGTGGTTACAAGGTTTAAGACATATTTATATAGACAAAAATCGTTGTCCAGAGACCTATTATGAGTTTGTCAACTATGAATATGAGAGAGATAAAGACGGAAACTTTATTAGTGCTTATCCTGACGCAGATAACCACTCTATTGACGCAGTTAGATACGCTCTGGAGAACTACTGTAATAGACGAGGAAACTAATTTTTCCCGTTTTATTTACTTTCATCTACAACTGTTATAAAATTGTAGTATGAGCGAACATCTTAACTTACTTACTATGGCATTTGACGGTGTTGGCGAATACAGAATACCGCAAATTAAGCCCGTTACTGAACTCTATGTGAAAGATTGGATAGGGTTTAACTTCGTTGCGACAACAAAAAAGCAACGAGAAACAACTGGAATACACTTTTATATAGACGATTATCAATTTGAGCGTGTTTGGAACTATCCGTGGCGATACTCAAAGACATTTAAAGAATTTGGTGCGATAATGGCACCAAATTTCTCAACTTATCTTGATTTTCCTAAAGCGGTACGTATATTTAATCAGTATAGGTCATACTGGTGTGGTGCTTATTGGCAAGAAATGGGGGCTATTGTTATACCCTCTGTTGAATGGGGATTGCCTGAGGATTATGATTGGTGTTTTGACGGTGCGCCAGAAGGCGGAATTGTAGCAGTTTCAAATGTAGGATGTATGCGAGATAAAGAGGCAAGACAGGTTTTTATGGATGGATATAAGGAAATGCTTATTCGACTACAACCAAAAGAAGTATTAATGTTTGGTCATTTATTTGACGATTATCCAGGTCCTGTGCATTATATTAAGTATCAACAAGCAAAAGGCACACAAGGAGACGAATAATATGGGAAAAGCGAGATATTATGGAATGGCTACGAGGGAAGAGAAACAAGATGTTTCTCGTTCTGATAGAGGCGCAAGAGTATATGGAGGGGGTCCCTTGACGTATTCTGCGGTAGTTACTGCAATCCTTAATTATAAAGATACACACCCGAATTTTGATAATTTAACTACTACTGCGGCTGCCAGTGCAATCGCAAAAGAGTTAAAAGACACGGGAAAATATGGCAGTGTGTCCGCATCGGGTTCAAGAATTAAAGGAGAAGGGTATTCTATTGCTCTTACAAAGGGCGGGAGTACAGGCGGTATGATAGTTGCGAGTAAGGCCTCCGAACAAATCAATACCGATAAGAAAAAGAAGTGAGGCGAAATATGAGTTTATGGAGTACAATAACCGATAGAGTAAAGGGGATATTTAATAAAATGTTTGGCAAATCAACGATAGAAGAAGTATTACACATTACTCCTGCAATTTCTGACAAGATGTTCAATGCGATTAATCTTTGGACAAAAATGTATGAAGGAAATGCTCCGTGGTTAAAAGCACCTACTGAGGAAGACCCGAGTTGTGTTAAATCTCTCGGTTTGCCTCAGTTGATTGCGTGTGAAAAAACCAGAACGGCTCTTATTGAGTTTGAAAGTGAAATCACTACGCCAATTAAAGATATTAAACCCGCTACTCCTAATTATATGGACAATCGTAATATAGGTACAGACGGAAAACCTCAACCAATGATTGCTAATCACGTAATTCCAGAAGATGTGCCTAAAGGGTCTACTGATAGGGCAGAGTTTCTTAATAACCAGTACGCTAAACTTAAAGACGCTTTGCGTGTTCAGATTGAATATGGTATTGCGAAAGGCGGATTAGTAATTAAACCTTATCCTGTAAAACATAACATAGACATACAACAAACAAATATGCTCACAGGAAAAGTTATACAAAAAGACACTACAAACCCCTGGACAATAGAATTTGATTATATTCAGGCAAGTGACTTTTATCCTCTCGCGTTTGACGCAAGTGGAAAGATAACAGAGGCGGCATTTGTTGAGCGTAAGATGGATAAAGGCATTGTATATAGTCGTGTAGAGTATCATAAACTGACAGAAACGGGTATAACTGTCATTAATAAAGCATTTAAGACAAAAGTAGTAGATGGCAGAGCAGACCAAGATTATTTAGGAGAAGAAATCAAACTGAGTGAAGTGCCTGAGTGGGCAGGTTTTTCCGAAGAAACAACCGTTGCAGGTGTAAATCGTTTACTTTTTGCATACTTTAAAATGCCCGAGGCTAATACGATTGATACTCATTCTCCTCTCGGCGTAAGCGGTTTTGATAAAGTAAAAGGACTTATCGAGGAGGCTGACAAACAATATTCTCGTATGCTTTGGGAATTTGAAGGCGGTGAACTTGCTATTGATATTGATAGACAGGCATTGAGATGGTTGGAAGACCCAGATAATCCCGATAAAGGACATTCAGTTATGGGTACACTTCAACAAAGATTATATCGTAAAGTAGACCTTAATGAGGATAATACTTATAATGTATTTTCTCCTGCTTTGCGTGACCAATCCCTTATTAATGGACTTAATTGTCTGTTAATGAGAATTGAAGATGGTGCGGGTATCTCTCGTGGTACTCTGTCTGATGTTACAACTGAGGCAAAGACGGCTACTGAATTAAGGATGTTGCGTATTCGTAGTTATGAGACCAACGCACATATTCAAAAGGCAATCCAACACGCATTAGAGGATGCGATTTATGTTATGAACGCTTATTGTGATTTGTATGATATTACACCTGATGGTGAGTATGAAGTTTCTTACGAATGGGATGATAGTATCATCAATGATAGTGATACCGAACTTACTAAGAGGATGATATTGGTTCAAAATGGAATTGCGTCTAAACTCGAAACTCGTATGTGGTATTTTGGTGAAACAGAAAATCAAGCAAGAGAGGCATTACGCCGGGTTCAGGTTGAAAGTATGGAAAGCGTTGAACAGAATATCGCAGAAATGCAAATGATGGGACAACCTCCAGAAAGTAAAAAAGAGGAAAGTCCGAAAGACCAAAACAAAAATAGTAACACTAACTCCGCAAACAACTTTAAGAGTGGCGATAACCAATATAGTGAATAATGCTTACTGACGAACAAATTGAGCAGATTTTATATAAGTATACCAGTCGGCAAGACGAATTTAATCTCTCCGTAATAACTGTAATTGCGGAGAGATTATCTAAACTTGCCGATTTTGATAGTCTCTCCACTTTAAGTGGCTCAACAACCGTGATTTCAGATATTGCGGAAATGAACGATATTCATAAAAAATATATCAAAAAACAGAAAAAAGCCCTTGAAGAAGATTTTTGGTGGATTGCTTTTTTACTTTATGCAGAGGCATTAGGGTTTTATGATGTTCAATTATCTATTCGAGAAAACACGGAAGTATATAACGCAGTTGTGAAAGCAATAAAAGAGGCGCAAACAAAATTAGAGGAAGTTGTTAAATATCCTGTTTTTGTTATTCGTGATTTAAAAAATCCCGCTATCCTTAAAGCATATAATTTTGAAAAAACTTATAGGTCTGTTATCACAGAGGCATTTAATTATCGTAATGTGTCGAAAGAACTTCAAAGCATAGCGTTAAAACGCACGGAAATGCAGTTATTTGATAGTGGCGTACACTATATGATAGATAACTCATCTGACAGTGCAAAAGACGCTAAAAACGCAAATCTCGCAGTTAGGTTTAATGTGCTTGATAGTATGAAAAATTTGATAAATACAATGCAAGATATTATGGGTAACCAGTTTGGCGCAGATGGTCTCGAATTATCCGCTCATATTTTTCCTGCTCCTGACCATGCACCGGCACAAGGACACCAGTTTACATTTGAAGAAGTAGAAAAAATGCAAAATGGAGAAGATTTTAAAGATGTTACAGGACGAGAGTATGTGGGGTTTGTTCGTAATATCGGAGAATGGAACTGTCGCCATTATTTTATGCAGATAAAATTAGGGGCTAAACCGGAACACTCTCAAAAAGAGTTAGATAAAATACTGGAAGAAAATGAACGAGGATATACTGACGAAAACGGAAAACACCGAACATTATACGAGTGTACTCAGGTTCAGCGTAGATATGAACGAGAAATCAGGTACGCTAAACAAAAATATTTATATGGTAAAGCATTAAATGATACCAGTATAATGTCCGCGGCCCGTAACAGAGTGGGAAAATTAACCACTCAATACAAACAGTTTAGTAAGAACTGCAATATACCAGCACAGTTAGAGCGAATACGTGTCAATGGTTACCAATAATCGTTGACGCTAAAAGGATTATATATTATAATATTGTAAATTAAGGATAATTATTACCTTAATTTAGGTTCTTCAAAATAATTACGGCGATAAGTCGTGTTATATAGTCACGCCAAGACGCTTAAAATGGCACAATCCACGCAGACCGCGCCTGCGACATTATAAATTAAGCGGATATAAAAGATTGTTTTAGGAGGACTTTTTCGTGAACATTAAGGACATTTTCGACAAATCAGAAACAGGCTCAATGACTTATGCAGAGTTCGAGGCCGCACTTAAGGATAGTGGTGCGAAGTTCGCGGACTTATCCGAGGGCAAGTATGTAAGCAAGTCAAAGTATGATGATGATATTAAGGCAAAAGATGGTTCTATTGAAGAACTGAATGCCACTATCACACAAAGAGATACAGACCTTGCTGACTTAAAGGGAAAACTTGCAGAGGCTGGCACAGACGCAACGAAGTTATCAGAACTCCAAACGAATTTTGATAACCTGCAGAGCAAGTACACAACCGATATGCAAGAATATCAACAGAAACTTGCTGACCAGAAGTACGAATTTGCGGTAAAAGAATACGCAAACGGCAAAGAATTTACCAGTCAAGCCGCAAAGAGAGATTTTATTAGGTCTCTTATGAGTGAAAAGTTGAAGATGAAAAACGACACAATCATTGGTGCAGATGATTTCGCTAACACTTATGCTACAGAAAATGCAGACGCATTTAAACCTGTAGAGCAAACAGAAACCACACCTGCACAACAGACAGTCGCTAACAAACCGCAGTTCGTGGGCGCAACACCGGGAACCCAAGAACAAAAAAAGCCGTCATTATCCGATATGATGAGAGCGGCAAATGAAAATCCTGGTGCAAACTCTTATTAATAAATACTAAAGAAGGAGAAAAGAATTTATGGGACTTTTTGACGCAAAACTCTTTAATGGTGAAGTGTTCCAGAAGTATATGGACCGCATTCCCAACACAAAGTTGAATGAACTCGTTAAGTCAAGAGCCATCGTTGCTCGTCCTGAACTTGCAACGGCTATGGCAGACCAAGTAGGTGGTAACTATCTTACAACTCCCTTGAAGGGTCTTATCAGTGGTGCAGTTCCGCTTAACTATGACGGTCAGACAAACATCACATCCAATAGCACAAAGACATTCTCTCATTCAAGAGTAGTTGTTGGTCGTGCAAATGCTTGGACAGAAAAGGACTTCTCTTACGACATTACTGGTGGCGTAGACTTTATGGAGAATGTTGCTCAACAGATTTCCGAGTATTGGGATGAGATTGACCAAGACACAATCGTACATATCCTCAACGGTATCTTTAAGATGGAAGATGATGAGGGTGCAAAGTTCGTACAGAGCCACACCTATGATGTATCTGCCGCTACAAACACAGAGAATGTTGTAGGTTATATGGATGGTACAACACTCAATACTGCTATTCAGAGAGCGTGTGGAGACCACAAGGGCAAGTTCTCTCTTGCTATTATGCACTCTTTCGTAGCAACAAACCTTGAGAACCTTAAGTTGCTTGTTTATCTGAAATACAATGACGCTAACGGACTTCAGAGAGACCTCTCTATCGGTACTCTTAATGGTAGACTTGTTATGGTAGATGATAGTATGCCTACTACTGATATAGTTTCTACACCTGGCGTATGGAACTTCGAGGTTACTACACCCGCAGTTGCTGGTGATAAGATTACGATTTTCGATAAGACATACACATTTATTGCCAATTCCTCTACACCTGCCGCAGACGAGATTAAGGTTGGCACAAACGGTACTGCCGCACAACAGGCTACTAACATTGTTGCTAAACTCAATGCTCTCACAACGGGTCCCGCAACACAGTACACAATCGCAGTTGCAAGTAGCACAAAGGTACAGTTCACACAGAAGGCTACGGCTTATGGTGCTGGTGCTCCTACTGCATCCGCAGAGCAGGTTGGTACAAGCGGTGCAATCGTAATCTCTGATGTTGCAAACACAACTCCTAAGGTTGAAGTTACAAAGTACACAACTTATGTATTCGGCGATGGTGCTATTGAGTACACAAACTGTGGTGCAAAGGTACCTTACGAAATGTATCGTGACCCTGCTACAAACGGCGGTCAGGACACACTCTATTCTCGTCAGAGAAAGTGCTTTGCTCCTTACGGCATTTCGTTCACAAAGGCATCCATGTCTAAACTCTCTCCTACAGACGCAGAGTTGGAGACGGGTGCTAACTGGGAACTCGTTAATAGCAACGAAGATGGTACAAAGGAGTACATCAGCCTGAAGGCTATCCCGATTGCAAGAATTATCTCTCTCGGTTGATTTAACACTGACTAAAAGAATTTAAGGAGGGTCTCTGATGGTTTACTACTTAACTTTTGCGGAATATCAAGAAATGGGTGGTACGCTTGACGAGGCCCTCTTTAGTTCTCTTGAACTTGACGCACAGGGTTATATTGACTGGCATACTTTCAACAGATTATGGAAAGAAGAATGGCGCACAGAAGATATTATGGAGCGAGTTAAAATCTGTATGTATCAACTTATTAAGTTGCTTGCAGTAACAAATAATATGCTTACTCCAGATGTTCAGGCAACGCACGGAATTAACGTGAATGCCCAAGTAACAACACAATCAAATGATGGCGTTTCTTCAACATACGCAGTATTTTCCGCAGATATTCTGTATGAGAAAGCCAAAAGAGAGATTAACGATTGCATTACACGAAATCTGTCTGGCATAATGAACAATGCGGGCAGAAAACTGTTGTATAGGGGATTATATCCAAATGAGTAATTTTCCTTTTCAGTGGTGGGATAAGACCATTACAATCTATAACAAGTTAATTGACCCATCAACCCAACGGGTTAGTTGGTATAAAAATACTTGTGAGAATTGCTTTTGGAAATGTATCAATAACACGTACACAATAGGCAGAGGCCGTGTGTCCTCATCCGGTGTTGTGTTAGAAACAAAAAATATTGTCTGCAGGATACCTAAAGACGATAAATTTGTGACTAAACGTGTATGGAAAACTCTCACGGATAGTGAAAAAGCAACCCATTTTACGTTAAGTAACGGTGATATAATCGTACTGGGCGAAGTTACAGATGTTATTGATGAGTACACAGACGGTCAACGCTCTACGGACTTGCTTGCTAAATATAAAGAATTTGATGAGTGTTTAGAGATTGACGCCTACGTGAACAATACAGGAGAAGGTTTAGGTGTAGAACATTATCGTATAGTTGGTAAGTAATATGCAGTTTATTATTAAAAAAACACCCAATATGGAAAAATATATTACGGCATTTGCTGATTTAGAAACATCTGCCAATATGAGTGTTGCGGGTCAAATAGCGGCATATTATATCAAGCAAAAAGTTCCTACAAGAACAGGTGCTTTGAGAGTGGCATATACGATAGACAGTACATCTAATTCCTTTGCAGTAGATTGGGGTGGTAGTAATGCTTTGCCCTATTCTCGCTATCAATTTTACGGAAGAGTGTACGAAATTAATAAAGCGGTATTCGCTAATGGACAACATATGGGCTGGGTATCTCCAATTAAACCAAAGAGACCTACAGAACGTATGATGGGCACACCCGCTGAGATACCCTTAAAAGATGGTCGCGTGATTATCATAGAGGGCTATCATACACCAAACACAGGCCCAGAATGGACAGACAGTCCAAATACTGATATGGAAATCTCTCAACCTATACAGTATGGAATTGGTCGCTACTTATATGAACAGTATTGTAAAGCAACAGACACAAAACCTGTCGGAGGTTTTCAAGTATTAGAGTGGGCGGAGAAGTTGAATAATGCCAGTTGATAAGAACCAAGCAGTCTTAAATTTTCTTGCAACATACGATGGTATGGAGACAAACCCTATCTTCATAAACTTTATTAATGCAAAAAATAATGATGTGCAATATCTGACGTCATCCAATGATAGGTCATTAAATAAGAAATTTGTGGACGGCAGTATATTAAAGCGTTTCACATTTTCTATCGTCATAACTAAATCAATTACAAGTATGGCAATAGCAAAAGATATAATGATGAATGAGAATATTACAGATATTGCCAACATTCAAACATTTATGGATTGGGTCAATGAACAAGGAGAAAATCAGAATTTTCCAGATTTTGGGACAAATTGTGTAATTGAAGAAATGCACACTACCGCAGACAACCCGTTATTAAACGGCATTAACACAGAGGTTACTCCTGCTCTGGCTTTATACAGTACAGAGATTAGGATTGACTATATTGATTATTCAAAAATAATTTGGTCATAAGAAAGGAGAAACAGTTATGGCTATAAGTGAATTTAACTTGGCTCAACACCAGAGAGCCGCTCGTAAGTTGCTTATCACAGTAGCAGAATGGGAAGACCCTAATGGTTCCATCACTATTGGTGAAGGTACAAGTTCGTACAAGGTAAATCGTGAAATTCTCGGCCGTAGAACTGAGGACAGTTCCATCGAGTACAATGCTGATATTGAGACCACAACAGATATTCTCGGTATCAACTATACTGATGTTAATAGAACACAACCTCAGCAGGACTTTGACCCTTACCTCATTCTCGGTGGTTCAAAGTTGGGTGCGAAGTTGAACGATATTCGTAAGAGAAACGCTCTCACGGAACTCAATGCGTTTACACTTTACATCATTACGGCATATATTGGAGATAGTTCCAACGGCTATGAGGCAGAAAAGCAAAGTAATTGCACAATCACCTACAACTCTTTGGGCGGTGACGCAAATGTTAATATGCCTATTTCCGCATACTTCTCTAATGAGAGCGTAACAGGCACCGTTAATAAGTTGAGCGACGATTTCACATTCCAAGAAGACACACCTGGAGCGTGAGATTAATTGATTTAAGTGTCTCCTGTATGCGATAATATCCATACAGGAGATTACTAAATCTATATGGAGGTCATTATGATTGACGAAATTAAGAAAGACACAGAACTTAACAAAGAAAAGACAGAACTTGAACAGGAAAATACTTCTCCTGCAGTTTCTACTCCGATAAATACAGAGTCCGACATTGTTGATGTTGATTTAGGCTTTGTTGAAAAGAAAAGGTTTAGAATTGCAGGCGATTACAATAGAATGTTGGAACTTAATGTTTCTGACCTCAATGCTCTTGTAAGATTAAAAGCCGGATATCCTAAACTTCAAAAGTTGTTTGAGAAAGCCACAACAAATATAAGCAAGTTAGATGATAATATGGATGATTTAGAGGGTCTCGGAATAATCGCAGATACACTGGAAAGTATTGACAAGGATATGCGTGATATTATTGACAGTATTTTTGACGCTAATGTATCAGCAGTTGTGGCCCCTTCTGGAAATATGTTTGACCCTGTTGGCGGACAATATAGATTTCAGCGTGTAATTGACATTGTATCTGGTTTGTACTCGACAGGACTTAACGCAGAATTTGAAAAGATGAAAAATAAGGTAGAGAAAAAAACAAGCAAGTACACAAAGAAGTACCATAATTAAAAATGTATGAGTTACCAACAACAATAACGATTAATGGAACAATCTATACCATACGATTAAGAGGTGATTATCGTGTGGTATTAGATTGTTTTGCAGTTCTTAATGATGTTGAATTAACACAACAGGAACGCACTTTAGCGTGTTTACTTATTTTCATTGAAGATTTTAATGAGATTGAAGATGTATTATCTATTAACGAGGAGAACCTTCGCCTGTTAATAGATAATACATTTTTGTTCTTTAATTGTGGGCAACCAGATTGTCCTTCTGCCAAGATGAATTTTAAAACCATTGATTGGGAAAAGGACGCACAATTAATCAGTTCCGCAGTAAATAAGGTAGCAGGAAAAGAAATCAGAACAGAGCCTTATATGCACTGGTGGACTTTTATGGGATATTTTAACGCAGTCGGAGAAAGTGCGTTATCCACTGTTGTAGGTATAAGAACGAAGATTGCAAAGAATGAAACCTTAGAGAAGTACGAAAGAAAATTTAGAGCAGATAATCCTCAATACTTTAGTTGGGATATGCGTACTTTACAACAGAAGGAAGAGGACGAATTACTTAATCAAATCTGGAATAGGGGTGATTGATAATGGCAAATGAGAATAGAATGAAATTCGAGGCCGAGTTCAACTTTAATACCAAGACTGCGGCGCGAAAAGCACAACAACTGTTATACACCCTCAATCAGTTTAAAGATGTTGAAGTTCAAGGAAGTGAAGAGGCTAAAAGACTGCAACGCGGATTAAGCGGTGTTGCAAAAGAGGCTACAAAAGCGTTTGGAGAACAAGGCATCGGTCGTTTCTCCACTAATGTACGTAATATTGACAGATGGAACACTAAATTAGAAAAGACAAGAACAGAAATAGCCGCTACAAAGACAGAATTAGCCCAATTAACTTCTGTTAGTAATAAAACAGAGGCACAACGTAACATAGATTTAGCCGCTGCCGTTGGTGTGCGTGAACACCTAAAGAAGTTGGAAAATGACCGTTACGAGTTAGCGTTAAAGATTAAGAGAGCAGAGCAGGATAACGCATCCATTAATGCCAAAGCAGAAAATTATATCAAACAGTATAATGACGCATTTAATCGTGCCATTGATATACGAGCAATCCGTATAGAAAAGATTGCCCAGAATGAGATTAATTTTGCAACAGAGGCCGCACAACTCCAACGTAGTGCGACCGCAAATGCTCAAAAAACCGCTGACGCAACGGAAAACATTATTAATGCTCAAAAGAGGTCTAACGAAGAGGCTGCCAAGTTCCAACAACAACAAAGGGCTGCCGCATCCAGCGCGGCCTCAGACGCTACGACAAAGAATATTACAGACACGACAACGGCAGTATCACAAGAGGCGAATGAGTTTAAAGCACTCGTTCAGGAAATTGCGTTGTTACGCAATAGCGGACAAGACGCATCCAAACAATTTGCAGAATTGGAGACACGTTTACGCTCTTTTGATACCACTACCGCAGATTTTTACCAATTAGATAAATACCTTACAAACATTAAAGAAACTATTGCATATATTAAAAAGGACTTGAATAATCCTTCTAATCTTGCAGATGTGGCAAATAGTTTGTTTTCTGCGAGAGTGCCTGCCCAGAGAGCACAGGCCAAATTAAACAAACAGGCTGAAACTACGGGTAACACGGCCGCTCAACAAGCGGCACAAAGAGCAGAAATGGAAAAAGAGCGGGTTCTTATGGAGAAAGAACGTGCCGCTCAACAGGCAGCCCAAGAAAAGTGGGATGCCCAGCAAAAGGCACAAAGAGAAAAAGAACTGGCTCAAATGGAGAAAGACAGAGCCGCTAAACAAGCCGCACAAGAAAAATGGGAAGCCAAGCAAGCCGCACAACTGGAAAAAGAAAGACTCCAGATGGAAAAAGAACTGGCTGCCCGACAGGCTGCGGAAGACAAATATAATGCTAAACAACAAGCAAAACAAGAGGCACACGCGGCTGCCCAACAGAAAATATATGACAGAGTTAATGCTCAACAACAGCAGGCAGTGCAGGCAAAGCAAGCCGCTATCATGGCATTAATAGCGGCAGACACACAATATAAAACAACTATGCAGGCCGTTCTTGACACCACTGACAAAGTTAGTGCGTCAATGCGTATGGAAGGGGCTAATGCGGGAATTGCTGAACTTATCAGACGATTAACAGAGTTAAAGGCAGCAAAAAAGGCACTTGAAGATTATGGATTACCCAAAGAAATGGATGCTCGTTATGCTATGCTCATCCAAATGATTGCTCAAACAGAGCACCAAATACAGTCGTATAATAGTGAACTTAAAGCGTCCACAACTGCGGCAGATAATGCTGGTAAAGCAGGACAACAAAGTGCAAACAACATTAAAAAAGGGTTCAAAGAACTTCCTGCTATTCTTAAAGCAGTAAAGAAAGGGTTTAAGTCATTATCATCACTTGCAAATAAAACACGCTCTTCCGTTGGCGGAATGGCTAAGTCTATGCAATCAAATTTCAAGCGTATGCTTTCCACGCTTACAAAGTACGTGTTTGGTTTCAGGAGTTTGTTTTTCCTTGTTCGTAGACTGAGGAGGTATATCGGAGAAGGAATTAAAAATATGGCTCAATTTAACGATGGCAACAACCACGTTAATGAGAGCATTACCAAATTGTTATCGTCATTACTGTATCTTAAAAATGCGTGGGCAACGGCATTCTCACCAATATTGCAGTTCGTTACTGTATGGCTTTCTAATCTTATTGATAGTCTTGCAGAGGCAGGAAATGCTTTTTCAAGATTTTTAGGACGTCTTATGGGTGTTGGCTCTGTATTTCAGGCGGTTAAAGTTGACGCGGCTGACTACGCAAAGAGTTTGGATAACGCAGCAGGCAGTGCTGGTAGCGCGGCAGATAAGACAAAGAAACTTACAGATAGACTTGCCGCATTTGATGATTTGAATGTGCTGGGTGTTGATAACGATAATGACGGCTCAGGCGGAGGCGGTGGAAGTGATATTGAGGATTATGTGCCTGACCCGAACGAAATGTTTACAATTCTTGATGTTGCACAGGATGTTAAAGACAAATTAATCGCTATGTGGACTGCGGGAGATTTTACAGACCTCGGTAAAAATATTGCCCAAAGTATAAAAGACGGATTATTGTCACTCAACGAACAGTGGCCAGAAATACAAGAAACCGCACATAAAATAGGTACAAGTATCGGCACATTCTTAAATGGCTTGTTAAGTGACCCAACTGTGTTTGAAGAGGCTGGCAAGGCAGTTGCCGGTGGTCTTAACACTGTTGGTCAGGCTATTGCGGGCTTTTTTGAAACATATGAAAAAGGTAGTATTGGTTCTTCAATCGCAACATTCTTTAGAGGAATATTTGAAGATTTTGATTGGGGTACTGCCGGTGGTAATGTTGGAGAACTTGTTACCACATTCTTTACAGAAGTATCTGCTTTGTTAAAAGAATTTCCTACAGAGGATGTTGTCACGGGTATTCAAGAGTTCTTTGAAGGCATTAAATGGGATGAAGTTGTTGCCTCTATTTTTGAGTTTATTGGTTCTGCGGCAAGTTTTATTGGTGCAGTTACCAAAGGCTTTGCACATCTTCTTGATAATATTACTTCTGAGGATATTGTTGCCGCATTTGAAGATATTGATTGGCAAGATGTTGCAGACGGTATCGGTGAATTACTTGGTGCCGCTATTGCATTAACATTTACGAGCGTTACTTTACCAATGAAAATCGGTAAAGCGATAATCACTGGAATTGCAAATGCACTGTTAGAAGATATACAGAATACAGGTTCTATGGGTAAACTCCAAGAGGGTATTCAAGAGAACGATTGGGTTAAAATAGGAACTGCTATGATTGACGGCTTATTCTACGGCATAGGAGAGGCTCTTATGAACGCAGGCCAATGGGTCGCTGATAATATTATTGCTCCTATTGTTGACGCAGTAAAAGAGGGTTTTGATATTCACTCTCCTTCTGGTGTATTTGAAGATATTGGTAAGGCCTTAATAGAGGGTCTTATGTCAGGTATTAACTTACTGATAGAGGACGCCAAGCAGATTTTCACAGATTTACAAGACTGGCTCACAGAAAAATGGGATGGTATTAAATCTGACGCCTCTGAAAAGTGGGGTTTGATTAAATCAACTGTTACTACAAAGGCAACGGAACTTAAAGACAAAGTGACTGAAAAGATAACAGACTTAAAAGATAAATTATCTGAAACTTGGTCAGATATTAAGAGTGACGCGTATGAGAAATTTATTATTATGCGTGTGGCTATTGTTGAGTGTTTTAATGTGTTAAAGGATAAATTAAAAGACCCCGTCAATGGTATTATTGATATTATTGAGGACTTGGTAAATTTTGCAATTAGAGGTATTAATAAACTCATAGGCGGAGTTAATTCTGGAATAGATTTACTTGGTCCTGCGGCCGCAACATTGAATATGCCTACATTCTCAATATCAACTATTCCTGAAATTTCTCTTCCTCGTCTTGCACAAGGTGCCGTCATTCCACCGAACAAGGAATTTATGGCAGTTCTTGGTGACCAGAAGAACGGTACAAACATTGAGGCTCCGCTTGATACAATTAAACAAGCAGTTGCGGAAGTTGCTGGTAACGAGGAAGTGATACAATTATTACAACAACTTATTGCTGTTGTTGAGAACAAGAACTTGTCAATCGGCGATAAAGAAATAGGTAGAGCAAACGCGAGATACACCACTCAGCAGAATAGAATTAGAGGAGTTAGTTTCTAATGTATATTCCTGAACACGCAAGCGAGTATAAGACCGCTATAAGAAAAGCAAGCAGACCCTATAATACAGTCTATGGTACTATCACATTTCCTGATAGTACCACTATGCTGGTCAATAGTTCTAATATGCCGACAAACTCAATTACCATTAGTAAACAATGCGTTGATAGTAATGAGTTGATGTTTGGTGGTGTATTTATGAGTACGCTTAAATTATCTATTCTTACCGATATGAGTAGATATGCGTTTTATAATGCCAAAGTCGAACTCACATTCAAGATTAAAGTTGATGAAGATACTTCTGGAACTTCTTCTATCCCAATCTATTCTGAGGTGCCGCTTGGTGTCTTTACAGTATCAGAGGCAGAAAGACCCACAAATATGGTAACGCTTACGGCTGACGATAATATGTCTATGCTTGATGTGGATATTGGTGGTGAGATTGTTTCTGGCACGCCTTGGCAAGTATTCTCGTTTGTTTCTGCACAAACTGGTATGCAGTTGGCGTTTACTGAAAATGATTTGGCTGATTTCATTAACAATAATTACGCTATTTCTGTATCTGAGGCGGGTGGTATTCATACATACAGAGAAGTCGTTAAGGTTGTCTGTCAGATGTTGGGTTGTTTTGCTTACGCAGACAGACAAGGCAAACTCGCATTAAAGATGTTCTCCTCTGTTGCAGATGATACGCTTACTACTGGTGATTGGTACTCTTGTGTACCCGCTGATTATCAGTGTAAGTATGTTGCACTTTCAATCACAAGTATGGCTGGTACTTGGTTAAAGACAGTTCAAGACCCAAATGAGGTCGGTAACATAATGAAAATCGAGGACGCTCCTGCTTGGGACTATGGTAGTGCAGAGGCACAGAATACCAAAGCACAAAATCTGTTTGATTTACTTACAAGCATAGATGAATACACCCCTTGTGATTTAAGTATGCCGTCTGACCCGGCATTTGATTGTGGGGATAGATTACATCTTGTAACAAAGACAGAGCCTGTCGACACACTCATAATGTATATCGAGTGGAAGTTCCATCAAGGAATGGACATTACGAGTGAGGGCATAAACCCTTACACAGAAGGTAGTAGTGCATTAACAACCGAGAGTACGAGAATACTTAATCAGGCGGTAGAAAGAAGTAAGTTACAATTTCTTGCTTTTACCAATCCGCAAGTAAAAGTTCTTACACCAAATAATAATGTTGAGATATGCAAAGCAGAGTTCACGCCTACGGCTGATACAAACGCTCTGTTCGTTGCCACGATATTAGTTGATGTTTCTATTGATGATGATACGGAAAGCGAAACAGAGATAGTGGAAGTGCCTATAGAGGTCACAGACCAACAAGGGCAACCCGCTATTGTCACAGACTTGCAAGGCAATCCTCTCACGCTCAAAGGAAATGCTACGAACACATATACATATTATCGTGACGGCAAATGCCCTATCTCTATTTGGTACACATTCAACGGCATTAAAGTGCCGAGTGATGAAGAACCGTATGTGGCGATAGACAACATTGAAAAGGGAAAACACATTATAACAGTAAGTTATCCTATAACCGGACTTACTGCATATCAAGCCGCAGATTGGCGTGTGTATATGAAGTGCGGTAGTGGTACAGTTACTATTGAGGCGTTTACAACTAAAGCAACAATTCTTGGTCAAGAGATTATGGATAGCAACCGTATCAACGGTCCTATTGAAGGCTTTAGTGATACTTACCTTGAAGAACTTGGACACCTCGGAGTTGTTGAACTTACAGATGAGGGTGAAGTTACAATCAATGAGGCAATATTGTATAATATTAGTGATGATTTTGATTTGTTAGATATAGGCGCTTTAGAGCCTATTACTTTGATAGATACACCACAAATCTTTATGGAGAGTTTGAAGTTAAAGAGACTTACTGAAAGCGGTAAGAGAAGAATTACCGAAGATGGTAAACACAGAGTATCAGAATAAGGAGAGTAAGTTATGGCAGATGAACTTGATGAATATAGAATATCAGAGTTAGATACCGCACCATCACTCGGTGCCAATGACTTAATGGAAGTAGCGGTTGTTGATGGTGACGCAGAAAGTGGCTATCACTCATATAAATCTCCGTTATCCTTGTTGGGTGATTTCTTTAACACTATTCTGCAATATGTCACCTCACTAAAGACAGGCAATAAGACGATTACTGGTGCTATAAATCAGACCATTTCAAACTTTGCCAATGATTATGACGCAACTGCTACTTATGATGTTGGTGATTGTGTTCTCTATGCTGGTGTTCTTTATAAGTGTACTACGGCAATAACAACGGCAGAGGCTTGGGACGCTACACACTGGACTGCGGTTAAAGCAGTAGATATGGGTGGTGGCGGAGCATTATCTGAATTGACAGATGTTGCAATTACAACACCGTCAAACGGACAAATCTTGCAATATGATAGTCAGACAGATACTTGGAAGAACGAAACCCTTACTGTGGTTGCAAGTTTTTCAGAATTAAGTGATGTTAGTTTAAGTACACTCTATAACAATGATGTGCCTGTATATAACTCAACGACACAGAAATGGGAAAACAGAACGGGTTATATCCCTTTCAAGGATATAAGCGGAACACTTTCAGCAGGAGAAACATCTATCACACTGTCAAGCGGCTACATCACAACCGCAAGTGTGGTAGACATATATGTTGATGATGGAACTAACACAGACCCAGGTATTCAACCCACTTCAAAGACAGTCGCTACGGGTTCGATTACACTTACTTTTTTGCCTCAATCGGTTAATATAACAGTAATGGCGAGAATATCTTGTGAAGTGATAAGCGTTGGCGGATTGCAATCGGCAGACTATACACCAACAACAAGTGAATATACGACAGGAGGCTAATAAACAATGGCAAAAGTTGATTTCGTGAGCAAACAGTATAACGAGTTCGGCGGATATTTTAGTGGTTTGGGTAGTTCACTTATTACTGTAAGTGGAAATACAGTTACGGTTGGTGGAAAGTTGGTTTTTTCTACGGCACAGTGGAATATCACCGCCTCTTGGAATGGAACACAGTTGTTTTCTATTGCCGTAAACTATCCTCACTCTTTAGAGGTATATTCTTCCGATACTTTGTTTTATCTTCAAGGTGTTGACCCACAGGGTAGACGTTATCTGCTTATGTATGAGAAGATTGGAGATACCGTTCTTTACGGACAGTTAAATGGTGGTGCAGGAACGGGTATTTCAAGATATGCTATGACTTCTGTTACATTAACTGACGCCTCAAATAGTGGTAAAACCTATGTTCACGGCACAGTATTTAATTACGCAACCGATGTAGGCAAGATTGACTATGCTAAATCTTCTGCATTGTTCAATAACTCAATTAAGAAACTCACAGACACTAACTTTATGGCTTGCTCTACCGTAACGCAAGGTTCAGTTGTTACGATAGCGGGTGAAAACTACTATGCGGTAACAACAAAGGAATTGTTGCCGATAGACAGTAATTAAGGCGGTGACTAATATGGCATATTTCCACACTAATGTATTAGACCCACAAATAAAAGCCTTGCCGACTATTGGCACGGCACAAGGTTCAGTGGCAAGTTTTGAAACTGATATGACCGAAGATTTAATTGAGGTTGTTTGCGATATTCAGTATAGTCAGGCAAGCGGTATACCAACACCCACTAATCCTATACCGATTACTGTTTATAGTTCACTTAATCTTTCACATAGTGGTGCTGATACATCAAACCCGACAATTACAAACATTCCATTTGGTCAGACAGTAGCAATTGGAACACTTGATGTTTTGAGCGGTGTTTTAACAATCGAAAAGGGTGCAAGTATGTTTGATGGTTCGTCTGATGAAGTGTGGAGTGCATATTCAGCGGGAAATGGATATTATATAAATGTTCCTGAAATGAAATCAGGTAATAATTTACCTTCAATTTCTAATTCATTTCCGCAATATTCAGGTGTAAATGCTATTGGTTTAAGGTTTGGTTTTAATAATACCTATGCATATTTTTATCAGGCAAATACCATTGATAATATTACTGATTTAGCAAGTTGGAAAACTTGGTTAAATAATAACCCTATTACTATTGTATATGACCTTGAAACAACAACGAAAGAACAGTTAAACAGTAATCAGATAACGGCACTATTAAACGAAAACAATATTTGGCACGATTGCAACGGAGATACAGAAGTTAAATATATCCTGTCAGTGGGCAAATTGATAAGTTAAGGTGGTGAATGTATGACAGAACTAATTGCAATTCTTATACCTTGCTTTATGATTATTTTTCAGATTGTCGGTATGACATTTTTGTATTTCATACCTAACAAGTCAATCATAAAAGGGTTGAAAGAGTGGT